CGATTTTAGCTTCCAAGGAAGCTACTCTGTCAACTTCGTTGACCCCTGAAGCCACTGCTTTGGCCTTCAGCTTCGCTGACTTCTTGACGGCTTTCTTCTCATCCATCTCTTTCAGAGATGCTTTAGCTTCCTTAACGGAAGCTGTCTTTGCCTTCTTCGAAGGCTTGACTGGACTGTCAGCCTTTCCATGAAAGGCTTTTTCTTGACTGTCAGCAACTCTCTGAGTTGGGGTTGCTTTCTTTCTAGACTTACGTCTAGACTTCTTAGCCTTCTTCGAAGGCTCTTTAACCTCTTCGAGGTTAGCGACGAACTCTAAAGCTTCTGCAAGAAGCTTTGAAGCAAGAGCCTTTCGGCTCTTTGTTGGACGGAAAGAAGCTTGGTTAACTGCCTTACGGCAGTCGGAGAAATTGAAACTATTCATTGGAAATGAATTAATGAAGTTTGACTTCCTAAAGGACGACTTCTCAAACCCTTTAGGAGTTAGTAGTATAAGAGAGAAGTCATAAGACTTCTTCTCTCTTATACTACAACTCTATCTCCCTGATTTTTACTACAACTAACTACGTTAGTAGTAGTAGAGTTGAAGCCAGCTAACACATTGAAGGATAACAAGTTATCCTCGTACATTAGCTGCGCATGAAGAGCCTCGATTCGGTTTGATTTGTCACCCCGTTAAGGGGTGGTTCGTAGCTTCAAGTCAACGTAGTTGGGGGATTGTCCTCTCCTTCGGAGCAACGACTGCCTGCACAGACCTTCTACCAACGGTAGAAGTAAACCAAGCTAACTGACTGTAAGTCAGGCAAAAAGCTAAAAGTTACAGCGTAAACGCTGTAAAGTTGCCGAGAGGGTTATCGAAACTTCGTTTCGGTTGGCGGCGTAGACCGCTCATATACATATATAATCCCCACCCTCTATATAACTCCCTTCTTTTTTTGGGTATATTTGCGTATGAGGATAAAAAAGATAGGAGAACCAGCTAAGCAGGACAACACCAGAGTTAAGAAGCCTTTGGATCCTGCCATTATTAAGCTTTTAGAGGCAAGAAAAGAACGCTCACCCTACCCTAGTGTTAGCGGTAGAGATCAGGGTGCTACCTCAATAAGAGGACTCCCTTCCCATGAGGACAGCCTCATTGAAAACCTCTTAGAGATGGTTCCTGTATACGGATCAATTTTATCTATTGATGATGCCGACGATGCTTGGAAGCGAATGAGACAAAGAGAGACTTTCATTCCAAATTTCAATGAAGCAGTAGACATGGCTGGCGTCTTTCCTTTTGGAGGCTTGGCGAAGGCTCCACAGCGAGCACCTGATCTAATAAAACTAGCAAGGCAGTCACCAAAATACCTTGAAATACTAGGGAATCTACTTGGTGTCTACGACAGCGCTCAAGACATAAGCGAGGATAACATTAAGTAAATCAATAACTTAGAGGCCTTTGCTTAAAGCGTTTGTTTAGGGTTGACTTTTAAGAATTTTGTTTATACCTTTACGGCATATCAAGCGACTCTAAAAGGGATAGGCTTCTAAGAATGTTTTTTCTGTTTACACAGAGGAGTCCTTTATGTTTATGGCGCGGGAATAGTAGTATCTAAGCATGAGATTACGTAGAAAAGCCCAAGAGGGCATGAAAGTCAACAAGAAGAACGGTGATCCCCCTAAGGGTTACACTAGGGATGCTGACGGGTACCTTACACCTGTAGGTTTTAACGAGTTTCACGAAGAGGGTGATGGACCTCGTGGTCTTTCCACTGATGCCTTCCTTGCTGGCATCACTGCTGCGGAGTCTAGCTCTTTCCCTAGGAACAAGCAGGAGCTTACTGACGTTTTCAACAGGAAGAGCGATCTAAAGAATGCTTTAGGTAGTAGCGCAGGAGGTGCTGCTCAGGTCATCCCAGGGTTTTTCCAGGGTGAGGACACCCAGACGGACCAATATGGGTTTATGACCAACAGGGTGGACAAAGGCGTTGCTGGTGAAACCTCACTAAGGAATCAAGCTAGGAGCAACTACGACAGGTATCAGAGTGAGATAGCTCCAAGCGTATGGAATAGTCTTGGTTTAACTGAAGATGACTTCATGGCTGGTTTTCACTTTGCGGGTTACGGCAGGTTTAGGGATTACATGGCGGATCTTAGGGAGGGTCGTCTTACGGCTCAGGAGTTTTTAGACAAGAAGCCTACATCGGGGAACATGACCATGGGTGAGTATCTCGACAGATTCAGAGATGCTTCTGGATCATATAGGGATTAAGAAGAAGTCACTATATTTGCCTCATGGCTACACTTACAGTAACAATAACAGAGGCAGTGACTTTAAACGGTGCTTCTCGTGGTTCTACCAACACCCACACAGAGAGCATAACACAGATCGACCACAGGATCGTTACATGCTTGCACTCTGCAGAGCAGACAGTAGTCCTTTTCGGCTCAGCTGTTGCAGCTGGTACTATAGAGGATGGTACTATTGATTACTTGAGGATGACCAATCTTGACAACACGAACTTCGTGACTGTGAGGGTCAGTGGCAACAACGAAGAGTACTTTGTAAAGCTTGAGGCTGGAGACAGTTTCATCCTCAACAACTCTGTTATGGATGCCAACGCTTCTGGTGGGGCATCTGTTTCTTTGGCCAACATAGATTCTATCGGGATACTCGCAGACACTGGTTCTTGCGACGTAGAGATCTTCGCGGGGGCTTAATAAAATACGTATATATTTGTAATATGAAACCAAAGAAGAATTACAAGAAAGGCGGTAAGTTCCCCGATCTAAACAAAGACGGTAAGGTGACTATGGCTGATATCCTTCAGGGTCGCGGTGTCAAGAAAGGCATGAAAGGCATGAAGTATGAAAAGGGCGGTAAGTTTGACCCTAAAAAGAAAATAGAAAAAGGAAAAGACCTTATTTTTAATAAAGCTCAAAAAGCTTCTCAAGAGGGTAAGTTTAAAAAGGCTGATCGAATGGTTAAGAGAGGAGCTAGAAAAATCGGTAGAGCGTCTAAGTGAATAAATTCTACTTTAATCCTAAGCGCAAGCGAAAGGACCCTGTTGTAGAAAACGAAAAAATAAGAGTCAATAATGAAGACATTAAGATATCAAAACGGAGGTCGCAACGGAGACCCAGAAAAGGAGGCTGGAACTGACTACTCTAAGATCTTGCAGGGTTTGGCAACTATGATATTTGGGCATGCAAATCCAGGGCAATACATGGGTCGGTTGGCAAAGCCTGGTGCCCTTGACGCAATTCGAGAAGCCTTGGGCCTGGATGAAACCTCACAGGCTATGGACGAGTTCAACGAAGCTGCTGATCAGATGCCTTCTGCTCAGGGGGGAGAAATGAGACCTAATAGGAAGGACATGCTTGATCCTTTCTCGGATTTAGGAAAAAAGGAGGCCCCTGGTCCAGTAGAAAGAATGAGAGCTCCAATGCAAAAGATGAGAACACTATCTCCATCTACTGTTAGAAATGTTCAAAAGGAAGTTGCCATGAAAGATAAATTCTATTCTAAGCCTCAACCAAGCAGATCTAATGTAGGGGAAGGCATTGAGCAACGTAAGCGTCGTTTCAGAAGACGATGAAGCTATCTAAGAATCTGTCATTGGCAGAGGTGACCAAAAGCATTACGGCTAAGCGTCTTAACATAGATAACACTCCAGATGATTGGGTACAAGGAAATCTCAAGGCGGTTGCAGAGCACGTATTTCAACCTCTTAGGAGCGCTTTCAAGTGTCCTATATTCGTGTCGAGCGGGTATCGTTCGGCTGAGCTCAATGTTGCGATCGGGGGCTCAGCTCGTAGTCAGCATGTGGAGGGAAGAGCATTGGATCTTGATGCAGACGTATACGGAAAGTGTACGAACGCTGAAATCTTCCAGTATATACTCAACAACCTTACGTTTGATCAGCTCATTTGGGAGTTTGGTGATGAAGACAATCCTGATTGGGTTCACGTTTCTTATGTTTACGATGGCGTTAATCGTGGTCGCTGCCTCAAGGCTTGTCGTGATGATGAAGGAAAGACTTACTACGAAGTAATATTTGGCAAAGGACTATAACTATGGAAGACGAATTTGACGACATCAGCTTTTTGGATAAAGACAAGCTGAAAAAGCAAGAGGACAAGGTTAAGTCTGGCGAGATAACCTGCAACCTCGATGCACCAGAGGACTGCGAAAGCTGCAGCGGATAATGCTGGGGCTAGGTATTTCTTCTGCTGTCGCTTCTACTCAAGAAGCTGGTGCTTTGATAGGTGGTAGATCTTCTTTCACTAACACCAAGTCCTTGTCTTTTGACGGGGTCAACGACACCATGGAGTTTGCCTCGAATCCAAACACTACATTTCAATCTCTCTTGGGTTCTGCTTCGTTTACTATTTCGTACTGGATGAAGGCTGCCGACATCATGGACTCCAGCGGCAACAACGGTAGGTCAGCTCTTTTGGAGGAGTTTGCATTCTCCCCGACCAGAATAATGTACCTTGGTATTATTTGGCCACCATCACACCAGACGTCAAGCTTTCAGGGAGCCATGAATTTTGCATACACCGTGGGAGGCAGTACATACTATTTCAATACTTTTAGTACCAACCTAAGTTCGATCTTGTCTGACGACACATGGTTTCATGTAGCATATACAAGTTCCGTCTCTGGGGGCACTAGAACTGGAAAGATATATATCAACGGGGTAGACAGGACAGCCTCAGACACTTCTGGTGACGATGATTTCTCCTCTCAACAGGCTGCAAACTTCAAGATACCCACGCAGAACTTTAACGGGACTGTAGGCACTTATGAAGAGCTCTCTTTGGATGAAATTGCTTTTTACAACACTGCCCTAACCGCCAGTCAGGTATCGGAGATATACAACAGTGGAGTTCCTAGAGATGAATTGGCAGCACATGGAAGTAGGCTTGTTGGGTACTGGAGGCTTGAAGACAACGGAACCGACGGAAGTGCCAACAGCAATGACTTCGCAATCACTGGGGCTACATTCTCCACAAGCGTACCAACATAATGAATCCGAACAGAACTTACTGCATCATTAACTACGCAGACGTCACCGACGACATGGTCGCTGCCTCGTCCATCAAGGTTAAGGACTCCCTCAGGAGGTCTGTTTCTGGTGACGACAGAGTCATCATGTCTTGGGATGGAGGGTCTACACCAAGTGTGTTTGACTCATACACTACATACACTCACGCTCAGATGAGAGCTATTGTCGCTGATGAAAGCGAAGGGTGGTATGAAGAACAAGAAATACCAGAATAAATAGAATGGCCAAGCAACTAAACACGTATGCACCTCCCCCTAACGCAAAACGCCCTGGAGTCCATGCTAAGTCACAGACTTCAAATCACAAGCATTCTTCAAAGTACAAGAAGAAGTATAGAGGTCAGGGCCGCTGAAACATTGAGTAGAAGCGCTGAACAAGAAACTTACTAGATATTTGTAATTACTGAAATAATGCTAGGGTTAACATCATGTGTTCATAGTAGCTCTTTTGTTAATAATGAGCCTCCTGGTTTAACGTTCATAGTTAACCCAACCCTTACCCTTGTAAGAGCACCATCTGATGATTCTGGGGATGGAACCGTCATTACCGCATCAACAACTTCTTTTGACATCAGACTTTTTGTTAATACTGCAGACTTTAACGAAGGAGTGGACCAGGCGTCAGATTTTACATTGACAAATGTCAGAATTACAAACTCAACCACCTCTGTTACTCAAACTGTTGCAAGTTCAGCGACAATGGATAATTTCCTTGACTTTGGTGGGTTTAATTCTCTTTATTTTTTTACTGATGCAGGAGGCCCGCTTGATGATTTGGACTTTAGTTCCGACTCAGGTCAGGCTGCAGCTCACAGTGGAACTGGCAATAACAGTTTTCAAGTTTTTGCCGATTTGCAAAGAGTCGGATTTTCTGGATCTCTTTCGATACAAAGCGTTCCTCACAATCTTGCCAACGCATAGCCCTACCCTTCTAACTCCCTGTAAAAGGCCTGCACTAATAAGCGGGCCTTTTGCGTAAGCGCATATCTTACCCTGTAGTTGTACTTTGTTTCCTCCCTGAATAAATGATCCTCCATCTTGATTGAGGGTGTCATCTTATCAAAGTGTTTGTAGATGTAACCCTCCTTAACTAGCTGATAGACAATACGTTCTGCTAGCTTTTTTTCTACATACTGGTATTTTTCTGCCGCATGCCTGAGAGTCCAAAACTCCATGTCGTAGGCCCAGAGCATAAACATAAGTTCTTTCTCAAAGATATCATATCGCTTGCAGAACGCTATAGTCCTAGGCCTCAGGTATTTAAGGAAGTTATTTTTTACGTACCTTTGATTCAGTACGGAAAACTCGCGGAAGAGTTTCTTTTTTGCAACTTTACTTTTAGGCATTAAATATGGAGTTCGATCAGTACAAAGATATGGAGGAAGAAGGCTTTTGGTTCGAAATTCAAGAGCTTGCCTTTACCGTTAACGACATTATAGAAAGGTATGGACTTGAAGATAGGGTGATGTCTTCTATTGTTGTTGGCATTCTTGAGCCATTGAACGAGAACACAAGCGCTATGAAAGCCTTCTTTCATCACAACCTCGAAAATGACGAAGAGGTAGAAGCTCTGTGTGGATTTATGCAAGACTCATACGATATGAACAAGCCCGATATAGACGATCTACTCGACGGATTGGGCATCTCACTTAATTAAAATGGAAGGACTTATTAGGAAGATCATCATCGGGAAAAACCCGAAGGATGCCATGGCTTATTATGTCGGCATGAGAGCTGGCAGAGGGGAGGTTTCTACAATAATAATGGACGATAGACACCTCCATCTCCATGGAAAAACAAGATACCTTGTGTATATTAGCAGTGAAGGATCTGAGGTCCTTTGGAAGGCAGTGGATGAAATGCCCTGCATAGTTGAATTTGATTTAAATTTCTAATGGAAAGCATGTTAGGGTTTGTTGTTGAGATCCCCAAAAGGCTCAACGACACTGTCGATCTCGGAAATGGCGTAGAGATCTTTATGGAGACAAAGTTTGATCAGTTCCGCCATAGAACTACAAGCGGCAAGGTCGTAGCTCTCCCAGCTAGACACAAGACACCAGTTAAGGTAGGGGATACTCTTTACTTTCATCACTTGGTGGTTATCAATGGAGGCACCCCCCTCCCTGGTTTTGATGGGTGCTATACCGTTAGGTATGACCCAGATGTAGCCACCTCATCTCATGCCATAGCCTACACGCCAGAAGGCGAGGAAGACATTATCGCTATGTCAAAGTGGTGTTTGCTTGAAGGCCTTGAGGAGAAAGAAGATGTCCAGTCAGAGACCATAGAGGTGGTTACCCTTAAGGAGAAAGAGGTGTCAAGAGCTAAAATCTTTAGGGCTTGCCCAGGTAGCGAGGAGTACGGTGTAAAGCAAGGTGATGTGGTAGGCATAAGAAACAAGTCAGACTACAGGATCGTGATAAACGATAAGGAGTATTACAGGACCCGTCCAGAAGATATGCTATATGTCGAAGAAGAAGTTCACAACGATTGACGCTGCTAAGCGTTTGATGTCGTCGATGGAGATGGCTATCAACAACATGATCGACGAGATCAAGAAGCCTGTTGATCCTGAGATCAACGGGAGCGCACGTAAGGCTGAGCTGCAGTCTATCAAGCAGACAGCTACTGATGCAAAAGAGCTAATCGTTGAAAGACAGCGACTAGAACAAATGATTAAAGATCTAGCCACCAATGGATCAATCGAAGAAGCAAGAGACTACAGCGGAGGTTTCGCTGAAAGATTCTCTAAATGATTGGAAAGAAATAGTATGGCAACACAATAAAACAGATTACAAGTTCTGGGAGGACTCCTGGAACGAAAAAGAAGAAGACTGAGTTGTTGGTTTTCGTCAGACGACCCTCTACGTATCATAGGGTTTTTCAACTGGGGCGTAGTTCAGTTGGTTAGAGCGTCTGTCTTATACACAGGAAGTCGCGGGTTCAAGTCCCGCCGCCCCAACAATTTATTATATTTGTAGCATGAAAGTCAAAAAGAGAGACTACAAGAAAGAGTACGCTAAGTACGGTAAGGGCGGCAAAGCCAAGAACTACAGAGCTGATCTTAATAAAATCAACCGTCAAAAGGGAACTTACGGAAACGGTGATGGTCTCGACGAATCTCACTTAGGGTCGTCTGACAAAACTACACCTCAGCCTGAATCTAAAAACAGAGCAAACAATAGACCTAAGCGAAGACGCAGCAGGTAGGGTATGCACCTGTAGCTCAACTGGATAGAGCATCGCCCTTCTAAGGCGAGGGTTCGGGGTTCGAGTCCCTGCGGGTGTACTAAATTAAATTCAAAGTAATGGCTACTTACATTTGTGATTGCGACGAAAAGCACGAAGAGGATAAGTCTGGGGTTACCATCAAGTTTGTTGACGGCAAGGCCCAGCATCAAATTCAGTGTCCATGTGGAAAGTACATGGTCCTTAAGAACCCCAAGACAGGAGCCCCTAGCTTCAAAAGCAACAGGTGGGGTCAAGTGTATTGATGCAGGACTTCCTTGACTTCATGCAGGAGGTGGCAGGGTTCTACAACTCCTTTGGCACAGACAATAAGCTGTACGACTACGATGGTGACGGCATAGTAACCGTTCTTGACTGGTTGGAGTTCCTGTCTAATCAACCCTACTTTTGAGTGTTCTAATAAACATAGAAGGATATGAAGACCCTGCTGTCTCAATTTGTCCCAACGGTTCGCAAGGTAAGAGTATTGAGCTCGGTGGGCTACTCATTGTTCTTCCCGCTAAGCCTCCCAAAAAGAAAATTGCAGGACATGGACGTCCAAACAACCTGCAGATGTGGGAAAGGATTTCTATGCCAGAGGAGCTGTCTAGGATTAAGTCTATGGATGAGTGGGGGGAGATGCCAAGGGAGTTTAGACAGAAGTTTTCTCCGTATATCGAAGAGGAGTTTCGCCGTAGGCGTGAGGGCTTTTGGTTTTATAATAACGGTGAGCCTACATATATTACGGGGCGTCACTACATGATGCTCCAGTGGACTAGGATGGATATCGGGCATCCGAGCTATCTTGAGTTCCAAAGAAATATCTTCTTACATTTGGCTGCGTGTGAGGCGGACCCACGCTGCATAGGGCAGCTGTACACTAAGTGCAGGCGGAGCGGGTATACAAATATCTGCTCTGCTGTGCTTCTTGATGAAGCTACTCAGGTCAAGGACAAACTCCTCGGCATCCAGTCTAAGACTGGTAAAGACGCTCAGGAAAACATCTTCATGAAGAAGGTGGTGTATATGTTTAGGCACTACCCATTCTTCTTTAAGCCTATCCAGGACGGTACTACTAACCCCCGCATGGAGCTAGCCTTCAGGGAGCCCAGCAAAAGAATTACTAAGAAGAACAAGACCGCTCAGACGGGAGAGGCTTTGAATACAGTGATCAACTGGAAGAATACCACAAACAACGCTTACGACGGAGAAAAGCTTCACATACTCTATCTTGATGAGGCTGGCAAGTGGGAGAAGCCCACAGATATAAAAGACGCCTGGAGGATTCAAAGAACCTGCTTGATTGTAGGTAGAAAGATTGTAGGTAAGGCTCTTGTAGGTAGTACCGTAAACCCCATGGACAAAGGTGGTAAGGAGTATAGATCCTTGTGGGACAGCTCTGACCCTCAAGAAAGAAACGCCAACGGAAGAACAAGAAGCGGTCTTTACCGTTTATTCATCCCTTCTTACGAATCCCTTGAAGGGTTCTTTGATGCTCATGGAAAGCCCGTGACTGATGATCCAGAATCCCCAGTGCTGGGCCTTGACGGAGAAGAGATAAATCACGGGGCTAAGACGTTTCTTAAAAACGAAAGGGAGTCTTTGAAGCACTCTGCTTCTGAGATGAACGAGGTGATTAGGCAGTTCCCTTTTACTGAGGACGAGGCCTTTAGGGATAGCATACAGGGTAGCATATTCAACGTAGGTAAAATCTATGAGCAGATACAGCACAACGATGAGCTATACCCTAACCCCATTGTAAGGGGCAACTTTGTCTGGAAAAACGGAGAGAAGGATACTGAGGTGATTTTCTCTCCAGACCACAGAGGTAGGTTTAAGGTTTCTTGGATGCCGCCAGACGGGGTCAGAAACCAAAAGAGATTTGAGCGTGGAAAGCGCGTTCCTCCAAATGCAGAGCTGGGGGTAGGTGGGGTTGACTCTTACGACCTTGACGCCACCGTCGATGGACGGGGGTCTAAGGGTGCGCTACACATTTACAACAAGTTCAACATGGAGCACCCGTGTAATACATTTGTTGTAGAGTATGCGTCCCGCCCTCCTCTAGCTAAAATCTTTTATGAAGATGTGCTTATGGCTGCATTCTTTTACGGGTATCCAATACTAATTGAGAACAACAAGTACGGCATTGCAAGGTACTTTGAATCAAGAGGTTATGACGGCTATCTAATGAACAGGCCTCAACACCTTATGAGCGCGAATGCCAAAGTAAATGTTAAGACAAAAGGCATCCCATCTAACTCTCAGGATGTGATACAGGCTCATGCCCAATCAATAGAGGCTTACATCCATAATCACGTTGGAATAAACTATGATACTGGAGAGATGGGCAATATGGTGTTTAACGAAACTCTTGAGGACTGGATAGGGTTTAAGATAGACAACAGAACCAAGTTTGACCTTACGATAAGCTCTGGTCTTTGCCTTCTTGCTTCTCAAAAAGAAAGGCCCAAAAAGGTCGCACAAGACTTTTCATCTAAAAACTTTCTGAGGTCATTTAAGCCTTACTGACGCTTACCTACGTATTTGCTATATTTGCAAAAACGCACCCCCACAGATGTACGGAGAAAACAAAAATAAGTCTGGGTCAAAAAACTTTCCGAACCCGTTGGCGTCTGCAGAGGAGAAAGAGTCAAAGAAGTACGGTGAGAATTTTGCAAAGGCTATAGAGAAGCAGTGGGGTAGTGTTCAGGATAGCGGGTCTATATTTAAGAGGAGGTACGATATGTTCGAAAAGAACAAGAAGTACGCTAACGGTACCCAAGAAACATCTATTTACAGAAAACTTCTTACGTCCCTAAACCCTAACGGAGCTGATGGTACGCTGCTAAACCTAGACTTTACTCCCGTACCCATCCTTCCCAAGTTTGTTAGGATCGTTGTAAACAACGTCCTTTCTAGAAAGCCTCAGCCTAACGTAGAGGCTATTGACCCCTTGTCCTCCACAAAGAAGGACATGGAGAAGAAGAAGCTTGAGGCTGCTGTTGTAGCTAAAGCCGAGCTTATGAAGGTAAAGGAGAAGACTGGTATGACTATAGGTCCAGACCCTTCTACCATTCCAGACACCCTCGAAGAGGCTGAGATCTTCCTCGGCACCAGCATTAAAACCGATGCCGAAATAGCTGCTCAGATGGCAGCTACCATGACTCTTGAGTGGAACGACTTTAATGACACAACCTTTAGGCGCTGCGTAAATGACCTTGTGTCCTGCGGGCTTGCAGTTGTAAAGAGATCTAACGATCCCAACTATGGGATTGTAACCGAGTACGTTGACCCCTCTGACTTTGTTCATAGCCAAACGGAAGATCCCAATATGGGTGACCTTGTTTATGCTGGTCATGTAAAGAAGATATCTATATCTGAGCTCCGCCGCCTCTCGGCTGGAGAGATAGACGAAAAGCAAATTTCTAAGATTGCCAATAATGTCTCTGGCAAGTACGGGAACAACTCTTCTAGTCTTTATAAAAAGTCTAGAAACAATCTCACGAACACAATGGACTATGGATACGACGAGTATCTAGTTGATGTGTTGGAGTTTGAGTTCAAGTCAGTAGACTGCATCTACTTTGAAGAGAAGGAAAGCCGATTTGGTAATATGGGCTTCTACTACAAAGGTTACGAGTACAAGGAAAAAGCAGGGAGCGTTTTCGATCGCACTCCTCATAAGATGGAGGTAGAGACCCTGTATGGAGGATATTACGTTTTGGGGGCAGGGATACTCTTTGACTACGGTCGCAAAAAGAACGTCCCCAAGAATGCTCAGGACCTAACTAGAGCTACCCTTTCTTACTCTTGCATATCTACCAATATGCAGGACATGATGCCTAAGTCATTGGTTGACGGATGTGTGGGTTTTGCTGATATGCTTCAGCTCACTCACCTTAAGATTCAACAAGCTATTGCAAAGGCGAAGCCTGACGGTCTCATCATCGACATCGAGGGATTGGAAAACGTACAGCTCGGAAAGGGCGGAGAATTGCAACCTCTTGAGCTACACGATATCTACGAGCAGACTGGTGTCTTCTATTACAGAAGTAAGAACCCTGAGGGCGGATTCCAAAACCCACCAATTAGGGAGATAGGCAACAGCATCCGAAACATCAATGAGCTGATAGGTATATACAATCACTACCTAAAGCTTATCAGAGATGCCACTGGTATCAATGAGATGATGGATGGTACCACCCCCAAGGGAGAGACCTTGGTGGGGGTTCAGCAGAATGCTATTAAGGCGGGCAACAATGCTATCTACAACATCACTGATTGCTCAATGGTTCTTTTCAAGAGAGTCTGTAGCGATATCATAAAGTGTGTTCAGATCCTACCTCAGGAGTCTGTCATATTTAACGCATACAAAGAAGCCATTGGCAGTGCCAATATGGAAGTCCTTTCTTCCTTTGACGATATGCCTATGTACAACTTCGGCGTTATCGTTGTCAAGGAGATGGAGGATCAGGAGAGAGTCGCTGTAGAGCAGATGATTCAGATATCTCTAGGTCAGAAAGAAATAGATCTTGAAGATGCTATTGCGATAAGAGAACTAAAGAACGTCGATCAAGCAGAAAGGCTTCTTGTGGTAAGAAGAAAGAAGCGCAAGGCTGAGGCTCAGCAGCTACAACAAGCTCAAGCTCAGCAGCAACAGCAGATGGCTATGCAGCAACAGCAGGCTACGGCTCAGATGGCTGCTCAGCAGGCACAGATGGAAGCTCAGATAGAAGCTCAGAAGATTCAGCTCAAGGCGCAGTCTGAGGTTCAGGTGGCTACAGCTCTTCATGAGTTCCGCAAGGAGATAGAGATGATAAGAGCTCAGGCTACCCTTGGATTCAAAACTGACGATCAGGAGTTTAAGGAGAAGATAGAGGTGTTGAAAGAGGACAGAAAGGACGACAGGGTAAAGAAGCAGGCTACAGAGCAGTCTAAGCTTATGTCTCAGAGAAAGGGCGAGAGGGGTGAACTTCCTGAGGTGCAAAAAGAAAAATCCATCAACGAAATATTTAACCTGTAATGGCTAGTATAAACACAGATATAGCTCAAACCCTTGACATCACATGTCGCAGAGGTGACACTTTTGCTATAGACATAACTTTTAGGGACAGCTCAAATTCTAATGTAACTATTCCCATCAATTCTGGATATACTTTTCACATGCACGTAAGAAGCAGTGATGAGGATGACAGCAACACCCCTTTGCTTTCAGACACCACGTCTGGCAGTGGAGTTTATGGTGACATATTGTTAGATCCAACCTCTGGAGGTTCATCAGGAAAACTTTCTATTACTATTGACGACACCCCCATGAAGGCCATCCCTGGAGGCAACTACGTCTACGACATACAAGCAGCAAAAGACGATAGCTCTATTCAGACTTGGGTACAGGGGAGCTTTTTGGTAAACGAAGACGTAACGCATTACGATTCTGTCTAAGTGAGTGTTTACTCATATACTGTTAATGTAGATATCTCCGTTGCCGCCAAAGACGTATCTGTAGATCCATTAAATATAGAGGAGGGGTCTAGGGATGTAAAATCGGCCACGGCTGATGTTTCTCTATCTGTCGTTTCTTATGCCGCAGACGTAGACACCAATAGCGAATGGTTGGCTAGTGTCGATAGAGACACCCTTACCTTACCTACTGATCAATGTAGGTTTTTGTTTGACGTGTCTAACCCTGATTGCTATCCAGGGGCTGGTGGTACTCTTTTCGATCTAAGTGGTAACGAAAGAAACTGCGAAATAAGGCAGCTAAGCACAAATGCTGACGCTACAGGGGTATCCTCAAACGGCCCTGCGGATGATTCGGGCACTTTGCTAGATTCCTTTGAAGCGAGCTCAGATTCTATTGGGTCTTACGTAAGTCTAAACAAAGACAAAACAGTAAACACTAAATACTTAAGATGGCAAGCCCCTTCTGACGTCCCTTCAAGCTTTACCGCCTTTATAGTTTCTGCTGGAGCAAATGTTGCTGATTACGCCGAAGAGGACGATATTGATGTCGAGCTAAATGATGCCATCCTTGGCAAAACTGACAATTTATGGTTTAGTAGCAGAGGTAGCGGCGGGTATGCTCACAGAAACCTACATACATACAACAGAGCGCGATTCAACTATGGTGCTTCTACTGACGGTGTACCCGATCCTCAGTACGCTTACTATTTCTTTTATCGAGTAGGACATACTTTATATACAATACGTGACTATTATATATATTCTCAAGGTAGGTACATCCTAGAAGACGCTTTATATACAGACGAGTTTGTTGCTAGGTACGCCAATGTAGGGAATGATCTTTTTAGTATGTTTCCTGAGCCAGGCGGTGTTGGAAACGGCGTCCAGCGGGCATCCATGGCCCCAGCAGGTCCCGATGTTTTTTCTGTTACATACGAAGGCAACAAGGCTCGCACCTACGTCAACGGTAAATTTGTAGGGGAGAGAGATGTGTCCTCTTCTAGAAATGACAGCAGCAGTGGGACCTGGATAAAAGGGGTGGCAAACAATAATGACTCTACGCTTCGTGCCAGCGCAGTACAAAGTGGCGATATTTATGCTTGGGGTTTTTACGACCGAACCTTTACTGAAGAGGAGCACCTTAACATACACAAGAAGTTTGCCCAGGATGTAAGTCCGTCAAAGAGTGTAGATCTTCTCAACTACCCGTCTTACGTTCAGTTCAACATAGCAGACGATATCGGAAAGCCTGACGTTACTGTTGATATACCTTGGAATCAGGAGGCTATAGTGAATTATGACGTCAATGTTGATGTTTCCGTCAAGTCGTTTGAGGCCTCTAGTGAGTTTATTACTTACAGAGGGCCTGTTCTTGATTTAGATTCAAACTCATGGATTGACGGGGATACCCAGTGGCAAGACTCTTCTGGCAACCTATCTGACTTTGATGCTATCGGTAGCCCTACAAAGACTTCAGACGGTTTCATTAGAATCAACAGCAGTAATTATTTTACAAGACAGGTTGTTACAGTACCAGACCCCCTCACTACAAATCTTAATGACTACATAAGAGATTCGTTTATTCCTTACGACAGCAGCTTTACTTTTGAGTTCGTCTTTAGGCTAGATCCAACAAAAGACTTTCGTGTTGCTGCTGAGTCTACTGGCAACCTAGACAACTATAAGTTCTTTGGTTATTCAAATTATTGGACCACGGGTGGGGGAGGTGGCATTAACTACGGCACATCCCAAACCCCCAGGGTTTTGGAAAGCGGAGAAAAAATTGCAAATGGCCTTCAAATAAACGTTTACGCAGGAAACAATCAAAACAGAGGGGTTCCGCCTTATTCGGCAAGGGTTAATTTTAACTCTTTTGTTGCAACAGGTGACGAAAACTTTGACTTGGGGGTATCTGACGCTGGAGTCCCTGACGGCACGGTGTACTACGTTCAGTTTGTCTATGATGTAGAGAATAATAGAGCCCAACATTACGTAAATGGCGTCCTTATTGGAGAGGATATTGAAACTTTAGGCGTTGGCTTTTCGGGGGTTAATCAATCTTTCATTATCGGAAAAAACATGCAGGGTGGTTGGACATCAGCTCCTGGCATTGATGTAAAGACTCTTAAGGTATACGATTACGCAATGAATAATACCGAGGTTGTTGGAAGATATAATCAATTACAGGAATAACGTATATTTGAGTCATGAATGAATCTGAAAAGAAAAAGCTTAAAAGGTACGGGCTGTCAGGTCTGAGTAAGCCTAAAAGGTCTTCTTCTGGGAAGAAGTCTCATATAGTGGCTGTCCGTGTAAACGGGAAGATTAAGATTATCAGATTCGGAGAGAAGGGGGCTAGTACAGCAGGTAAGCCCAAAGCGGGGGAGTCTGCAAAGATGAAGGCCAAAAGAAAATCCTTCAAGTCTCGTCATAGGAAGAACATCGCCAAAGGTCCTAGCAGTGCTGCGTACTGGGCAAACAAAGTAAAGTGGTGATGAATACCGTCAAGTACAATAAGGGAGGAAAGCTTAAGGTGTCTTCTAAGACTCAGTCCGTAGATCCCCCCAAAGGATTCCACTGGATGGAAGAGCGTGGACGCTACTTTCTTATGAAGGGAGACTACAAGCCTCACCCAGGAGCTGTAGCTAAAGCAAAATTTAAGCTTGTTAATCACCCCAAGGGATAATGAAAATCAACAAGAAATATCTGAAGGGGAGTAAAGACCCTAAAAAAAGAGCTGAGCTTATCAAAAGAATAGCCGCTATATATAAAAAAGGCAAACCATATCCAAAGAACTTGGATGCACTAATGAAGCAAAGAGATGCACTATGAAGGCAAAGAAAAAAATGGCTAAGGGAGGCAAGGTGAAAGAATTTCTAAAGAAGCTTAACCACATGAGCTCAAAAAAGATTGAAGAGACTCCCTCGATTACAGGGCCGAAAAAGAAGAAGGTCCCCTCTATCTTGGGGCCCAGCTACAAGAAGGGCGGTAAGGTCCGTATGTACAAGAAAGGTGGCGGTATGTCAAACCTCAATGCTGCTCAAAAGCAAGTATACAAAAGGGGCCTCGCTGCCTACATGAGCTCTGGCAACAGACCTAAGACATCTCAGCATGCTTGGGCTATGGCTCGTGTAAAGTCTGCTTTCGGAAAGCGCGAAGCTGCTAAGATTGCCTCAGGCAAAGGCAAAAACTCCAAAAAGAAATAATGCCTATATTTGTGGCAAATACTTAAAAAATGGCAACCACCACCGCAAATCTGACTCTCACTAGCTCTGATCTTACGAGCGATAGTTTGTCATTGACTTCAACAGCTACGCTTACGGAAGCTGGCAACCTTACTGGTCTGACTCAGACGACTGGCATTAGACGTCGTACTTTTTCATCAGCGTTGAGTTCTCAATCTAAAATTATCGACGCTAACGATTACACTGACGATAAGGCTCATAAGGTTTACTTCAAGAATCTTTCTACGAACGCCGCTCAGTTTGTCACTGTTTTTGTTGGGGCTACAGAGCTCGGTCGGTTGTATGCTGGAGACTTTTTGTTTATGCCTTGGACTGCCGATACCACAGGCACTGCTGCTGACATCGACATTAAGACTTCTGATTCTAACATGAGCATCGAATGGTCGGTGTTTGTTGACACCTTCGCATAATGGCAACAGTAAGAATAGCACTTAGAGTTTCATCTACAGATGTTCTCAGCACCTCTCTTGACGTATCAGTAGCTTCTAACCTTCTCGCAGACTCTGGGAGTTTGATAAAAGCCAAGGTCAAGGGTACTGCTGCTGACACCGATGACTTGGTCATCTACAAGGCTGACGATAAGCTTGAAAGTGCTTACGTTTACATCAGAAACCTTGAGGCAAGAAAAGAGGATTACATCTTTGTCCGAAACGAAACAGAAAGCAATACAGCTGCAGTAGCCAAGATCGGCGGCGGTGAGTTTGCTTTCATCCCCGTATCTCCAGACAAGACTTACGAGTGCATAGCCACTAAGGTTGACTCTGTGATCGAGTACGGTGTGTTCGGTCAAGATAACTCATCTGTGTCTCTCGCATAATAGACAATCATGGCAGCTAATAGCATATACAATAATGGAGGTGCAAACCTCATGGCGTTTGGTCAGCATGGTTGCTCACACAGTGACGCTGCGTCACCAGTTACACCTCCCGACGGGATGGTAATTATAGCCATACAGTTTCTTCAGGAAAACATCTTAGGTGCTTTGGTGGCGGCTGATGCTGAAAACTTTTTTAACACGGTTGGCGCAGCTCACGATGGTGGAGATGGCGAAGGCGATGGCGGTGTTCAACTGTCTGGTGCTAAGTTCCCAGCTGGCCTTACTATATTCGGTAGATGGACTTCTGTCACCCCAGCAGCAGATGCTACTGGCGGCATTATCTGCTACTTCGGCCCTTGATATTTCAAACACAATTTAATTTAAATACAAATGGAAAACGAACCAACAAAGCTTGAGTTTGTGGACTCAGCAGAGGCTCTTCAGGAGTCTCTTGCTGCTGATATGGGCACACAGCCCGAAACAACTCAACAGGAAACTCCTCAGTACGAGGATACCCCCTACGTAGACCCTGAAGCGCAACCCGCTGATGTGGATACGCAGGAACCAGTACAGACGTCAGACGACGCTCAGTACAGTGACCAAGAAGTGGAGCAAGCAGTCTATTCTTTCTTGAGCGAAAGGCTCGGTAGAGATGTTAGCAGTCTTGATGATCTTAATACACAATCCGCTATCGACGAAAGGGTTCAGGCAATAGCCGACTTCGTTTCAGATACAGGTAGAAATCCCAGGGATTGGTTTACTTATCAGCAACTCAACCCATCCGAAATGGATGATGCGACTGCTGTTAGAATCAATGCTGCGGCTCAATACCCAGATCTGAGCAACGAAGAGTTGAACCTTTTGGTAGGTAGCAAATATAAGCTCGATCCCGATCTTCATTCCGAAGAGGAGGTAAGGCTTTCTCAGCTTCAGCTGAAGATGGACGCCGCAACTGCAAAGAGAGAGATCGAGGAGCTCCGATCTCAGTACTCTGCGCCTGAGGCTAATTCTAATGCCGCTGAGTCGTTCGTTGATGATGACTGGATCAACACTATGTCTTCTGAGGTAGATGCCCTTGAGGGTCTTGAGTTTGAACTTGGTGAAGGGAAATCCTTCACTTTTGGACTTGATGACAACTACAGGACTCAACTGAAGAACTCAAACACGCAGATCGAGTCATACTTTGACAATTACATCCAAGAGGATGGGAACTGGGACTTTGATAAGTTCAACTCTCACAAAGCTGTTGTAGACAACATAGACAGCATCGTGGCCAATGCTTATAAGCAGGGGCTCGGCGATGGACAAAAAGGTCTTGTTAATAAGGCAGCAAACGTGAGTATGAACACAGCCCAGAGAGCACCTCAAGGAAATGAAAACTCTGTCGCCTCACAACTTAAAAATATCATGAGCGGCAGAGGAACAACAACCTTTAAACTCTAAGAAAATATGGCACTTTCAGAAGGAAGTGGGATTACAAACGTGGCCGACGGAGCAATAACGCGCGGCGGCCTGTTTAACACCCCAGAAAAATACACTACCATCGACACATTGCTCGATGTAAACAAGCCCGATGTACGGGATGAACTAATCAAGGCTTACGGAGACCAGGGCATTACTGGATTCCTGAAGCTTACAGGCGCCGTTCGCTCTGGCGGTACTGCTGACTTTGTTCAGTGGTACGAGGAGGGTCGTCGTCATACGAAGCTTAATGCCGCCAGCTACACCCACGGCACAAAGAAGCTCGTTATCGACAAAGTTAATGGCGTGGGCATCGGCTCTTTGCCACAAATAGTGGAGTTTGGTGATGAAATTCTCAACAAGGGCGACGTTTTGATGGGATTGAATACTGGAGAGGTATTTGTGGTTCTCACCGTTTCATCTTCATCAGACTGCTCTTGCACTGTGGACCGCATGGACGGTACAGCCGCAGGTGCTGGACTTATTGACACTAACGAAGAGCTGGCTATCATTGGTAACACTTTTGCTCAGGGCTCTACCTCTGACGACATTACTGTCAGCAAAGATGCCGAAGTCAGAAAGCTTACTAACGGATACAATATCCTCAAGGATATGTATCAGGTGGCTGGGTCGCAGGCAACAAACATTGGCTACATTAACGTAGGCGGTGGTGATTACAGATGGTACATCAAAGGCGAAATGGAGACGCGCAAGCGCTTCATGGACAAGCGTGAGATGATGATGCTCTTCTCTGAGAAGACAGCTAGCACTGGCACTATCGCATCCCAAGTAGGTGGTGTTGCTGGTTCTGAGGGGTACTTTGCAGCTGTTGCTGCTAGAGGTATCACTGCTACTGGTGATGCTACTGCAAGAATCTTCGACAGCATGGAGACTCTCGACAACTTGCTCATCTCTCTTGACAAGGAGGGCGCACCTGCTGAGTACGCTATGTACTTGGATCGTCGCACCTCTTTGGATATTGACGACATGTTGGCTGGAGGTGTTGCTACTCAGACTACAGCTGGTTTGGCTGGTCAGTTCGGCGCGTTTAACAACGATGCTGATTTGGCTGTACAGCTTGGATTCAAAAGCTTTACTCGTGGTGGATACACTTTCCACAAGCACGATTGGAAGTTGATGAACGATCCACAGTTGGCTGGAGGTATGACTGCTGCTGAGTACAGAGGAGCTATGGTTCCTATGTCTAGCGTCGTTGACCCTCAGTCTGGTTTGTCAGCTCCAGCTTTGGAGATGGTATACAAGGAGTCCAACGGATACTCTCGTGAGTTGGAGCACTGGGTAACTGGTGGTGCAGTGATCGGTAACAAAACTGACGGCTCTGATGTCGCCAAGTTCCACTACCGTTCTGAGTGCCAGTTGGTGACCAGGGCTGCTAACCAGCACGTTATCTTGCGCGGAGCCTAATAACTAACCTGAAGTGATGGGGAGGTCCTTCGGGGCTTCCCCTTATCTTCATAATACTTACAATCATGGCGCAAAAAAATGTTTTCCCTATCCTTCTTGACGGAGTCAGACAAGTTGTCACCGAAAGTACGGATACCTGGAATGGAGACGCAAGCGAAATGAGAGTTGACTCTACTTCTACAATCGCTGTTGGAAGTGGTACTGTGCCTGGCACATTGCTCAATATTGCTTGTAACACAAACGATGATGTAGTTATAAACATTTCACCTGATCCCTACGGAAGCAACAACTTCAACGGAATCACCCTGACTAACAAGGGCGACCACGCTACGTTGATGTGGACTGGATCATCTTGGCTTATCCTTACATCTTCTGCTGGCGGAACAGCAGTAGCCTAACTGTAACTGAGGGGGAGGAAAGGCCTCCCTCTCTTTTACTTCTTTCTTTTAATTCTATTTAATTATGGCACAACAAACACGACGGGCTCCTGGGCGCCCTAAAAAGGCCCAGACACAAGAAGCTGCACCAGCTGCAGTAGCAACACCCGCCCCAGCGGCACCTAAGAAAAAGCTTGCTATCAAGCAAAATATTTCAGAGGATAGGGCATGCACTTACGAAGCAATTAAAAACAAAGGTGTGGCCTTTATGCTTATGACTAAGGAGCTTCGCGTCTATCACGAAGGTTCTGACTCAATTAAACTTGCTAGGTATTGTCCAAACGAAGATTCTATTTGGAAGCATGAACAGAGCGAATTGAGCAGAGTAGAACCTATTGTTTTTAAAAATGGATTCCTTACGGTAAGAGCCGATCAACCTAACCTTAGAAAGTTCTTGGATATCCACCCATCTAACAAAGGAAATGGAGGTAATCTGTTTAAAAAGCTAGACACTAGGGTCAACTCTGAAAAAGAGGTAAAAAAGGAGTTTGAGGTTTTTGACGCTGTTGCAATGGTTAGAAACTCAGAGCTTAATGATTTGCTTGCGGTAGCCTTGTTCTTTAAGGTTAACATCGACAGAGCTGTATCTGAGGTCAAGTACGACCTCCTCAAGATTGCTAAAAAGACTCCAGGCTCATTTATCAGCGCCTTTGACGACCCTGTGGTAAAGTGCAAGGCAACAATTCGTCAGGCCCTAGAGTATCAAATATTGAAGGACTCCAAGGATTCCGTAAGATGGTACGATTCTAACGGTCTCATCGTATCTGTTCCTCATGGTCAGGATGCCACAGACATCATGTCTAGGTTCTGCTTGACAGAAAAAGGAGCTAGCGTATATGCAGAGATTCAAGACGAGCTTGATCGCATAGCATAACCCTACAACCCAGCTATACAAAGAGGCCAGCCTAGTGCTGGCCTTTTTCGTATATTTGTTTCCAAACAATCACTAATGATACTCGTACAGTCAGTATACGAAGCGGTAAAGAACCTGGCTAATAAAGACCAAAAGGGATTTATCACTCCAGCCCAGTTCAATTCCTTCGCTAAGATTGCTCAGCTAAACATATACTATGAGCTCTTTAGGGAGTTCGTTGAGGGCAAGAAGTTGAGGAGAGCGAATGTTGACGGCCATGGGGCTTTCTCTTTGGTAGAGAGATCCAAGAACGACCTTGCTGTATTTGCAGAAAAGAAGGACTTGAGTAAGTCCAGAGACGGATTCAGCAAGCCTGAAGACTATGTGATGTTTATCAACTGCGCTGTTAAGAATGCAGCAAAGACTCCAGTGCATATTTTGACTGATGAGTCTAAGATTAACCACTTGTTAAACAGCACTTTATCTGCCCCTAGTTCTACCTTTCCTGTAGCTATTATGTCGGACACCATAGAGGTGTTCCCTACTACTATAACAAAGGTTACGCTTAGGTACTACAGAGAGCCCGCTCTTCCAGTCTATCAATCCAAAACGGCTTCATTGCCTAATGGCGCCACGGTCGAGCTTTTCCAAGATAGCGGTAGCTCAAACTTTGAACTGCCTTATCAGTATGAGCAGGAGCTTGTAGCTGAGATTGCTAAGATGGTTGGCATCAACATCAAGGATAAGGATTTGTACGTAGGTGCTCAATATGAAGAACAGAGACAATAATGGCAAGGAATACAACAACACTTGATCAGGTTATATCTGATTTCGTCCTAACCTCAGAGGGTGACGACTACATCGCAAACGCCTCTGACGTTGCCATGAGGAGCATCGCCCTTCGCGGCATACGTGAAATGGGATTTGACCTGTCCAATGAGGTAAGGTCTCTTAAGCTGGACATAACGTCTTCTAACAATACTGTGGAGCTGCCTGATGATTTTGTAGACATCATAAAGATTGGGGTTGTTGGTGAAGACGGTATGGTGTATGTGTTTGGTGAAAACAAAAACATAAACTACTCTCAGTCTTACGCTGATTCTTCTGGGGCCGCAGTAGGCGTTTCTAGCAGCGCCAATGACGCAAACAGTGACGGGGTGTTTGATAGGGTTGACTCAAAGTCTGTCACAACGGGTGCTGATGCAAGCTCAGACAGCCTAGCAGATGCTTTCGACTCCTACCTGTTTAGGAACTTTGTTCATGGAACTTCTAACGGAAGGCTTTATGGATTGGGAGGTGGTCACAAATCTGGTTCATACAGAATGAATCTAGACCAAAACAGGATCGAGCTTGACACTACTTCAAAGTACAGTCAAGTCGTCATAGAGTACATAGCTGATCAAGCTAGATCTACCAACCCCACAGTACATCTGTACCTCGAAGAAGCTCTTCGCTGCTACATGTACTACAAGCTCGTAGAGCGTAAGTCTACTGTGCCACAGGGTGAGAAAGCCAGAGCACGTTCAGAGTACTACAACGAGAGACGCAAAGCCAACGCAAGGATGAAGTCCTTCTCTAAGGAAGATGCTCTACAGGTTATCAGACAAAACTTTAAGCAATCACCTAAGGTCTGATGAAGAGTAAGATCACACCTAGACAGCTCAACAAGTCACTTGATGAGCGTCTGCTCAAGCCTACAGACCTAATTGATGCGCTTAATGTAGCCATCAGAACCAACGAAGACGGTCAGGGCGGTGTTGTAAAGAACGCCGAGGCCAACACCCCCGTAGACTTCCTTGGTGCCGACACGGATGACTTCACGGGCGCTAATTACGTCATAGGAAGCGTTTCTGACGACGCAGTCGGTGTAGTGTACCTATTTGTATTCAACAGCAGCGATAAGCACTCTATATGGGCTTATAGCGCTGAGGCCAAGTCCTACAGACTAATATTCACTTCAAGCCTTTTGAAGTTTCCTAGAAATGGGTTTGTCTCTGCGGACTTCGTAAAAATCAAAAGAGTTGTAGAGGCTGGGGTTATAGCTGACTCTACTCAAGATGATACAGAGGGTGGTGCTACAGCCGTTGATGAAGGCGATCCAGATAACACGGGGGGTGGTGGAAATCCAGGCAGCGAGGGCGATGGCGATAACGATTTTGATGTAAATGAAAATGTGTCAGGATGCACAAATGCCTCTGCATTAAATTACAATCCTAATGCTACAATTGATAACGGCACTTGTATCTTGCCTGATCCTATTGACATACCGTACTGCATAGGCGTAGACTTCTCTACAATAGCCAACCATATATACGGACCAATCAATGGCTCATCGAATTTTAGTGTAACAAGCCAAGCTAGTATAGCTCTTAACGATGATCACCCTTTCCTTGATTCCGATCCATTTAAAGATGGGGTTAATATAGAAGACGTGGTAGCTAGCGTCACAGCTGAAATTACGTTTCAAGCGTTAAACGGGCAGCCCGTAACTAACTCTTACAATCTTCCTTCAGGATACGACACCAGCCCACTAGAAAGGGAGACAAACCTTAACTCCAGATCTCATGGGCTTCAGTATTCTTCCCAGGGAGTAATATCAGTAGACAGCAATTTACTTGATCAGGCGTACCGAGCCCAAGCATCCATAAAAGTTATATTTAAGGAGGATTTCCTTAATGAACTTTTTGCGTGGACTAGAGAGTTGGAGACTTCAACGCAGAACACTCTTTGGAACGGGACCCTCAACCAGTCTATACCTTCGCCCTCCAAACCTACGTTTGAGTGGAATGTCGAGATATACAATGCTGGAGAAAGGGATCCTGATAAAACAGTAAAGGATTTTATTCAAGAATCCACTAACTATCTTCTAACTAACGCTGTGGGCTTTAAAAGCCTTAATGGTATTATGGCTGGGTCAAGGTCCCCCAACTACTGCCTTACGTCTTCTATGATCAGCGGTAGTCTTGTGGATGGTAATTTTGACGCTTTTACCGATTATCTTGATGCCGTCGACAACGTTAGTGGGACGTTTAAAGATATAACGGACCTTCTCTTTCCTGGATTCGGATTTGGGTGTGATACCCCACACGTTAGCGTATCCTGGAGGGGTAATGATGTATCTGCTGGCAGAAGATTTGCTCCAGCAAAAACAGTTTTTGATTTTAGAGAAAGCAGTGAGTGGATAGATTTCCAGGAGTTGTTTGAAGACATTGCTGAGGAGGGCGTCCCTGGAGTCCTTACCGAAGATGATGTCGTCAATGACGCAGACGGTGGGGGAGGCCAACAGAGGATTTTGGACGACCCACCGCCTCCAGACCCAGGCAACGACATCGACGACCCTCCAGAATTTATTTTTGTGTTTTTCACAACCAATATTAACGACCCTATTTACGCGGCATGTGAATTTACAGGTAGTGCTTTGCAGTCGCAGATAAGTCAGTTCTTTCCTTCTTCCACTAGCATATATTATTACGGTACTGCAACAGGGGCACCAACTGCAGACCTTTTGAATTCCGCGCCGTTGGTGAACATAGAAGGTCCTTCTTTGAACGGTACGTATATTGGGCAAAATAGCGTCGATGACGTCGTTGGGGGTGGAAGCTTTCCTACAAATTGGTATTACTTTCCTCGAACAGACACCGACCCATTTTCAATAGCAAGTGCTGCTTATAGGCCCACAGCACAAATTGTTAGCTTAGATACACAGAATTTTGAAAAAAAGGGAAACAGGTCATTGGCTCAAACTGGCACTGACTTTAATTACCAACACAGTTTAATTAGATCATTTCCTAGCACAGGAGTCATCCAAGGTGGAGCTAGTGACGAGCAGAAAATCGCAGGTGGCGGTCTTTATGAGCCGACTTTTAGTGTTTTCCTTTCTGGGGAGGGGACACTTAGAGTAGCTAATAAGATAAGCATGTCTGTTAGGCAGCCAGGCTTAGAGACTCCCCAGCAAGCCACTGGATTTTACGAGTTCACTAGTGGTGAACCTCCTGAAAACGTAGGTGGGGGCCTTTATGCAGAAAACTCAAGCGGGGTATACTCTTCAGTTAATGATCACTTTGAAATTTTAGGTATAGGTGGAAGCGGGGGTGGCACTATTGGTGCCGCGCATTCACTGGGGGCGTTGGCCCCACAAAGCGGAAGCATAACAACTAACGGAAGGATTTACATCGTGGGCTTTAGGGCTTTCCTCCAGGCTCAGGATCAGCAAGGCGACAGTCTTGAATACCTGCGCATAACGAGCGGAAGTGCCCCCCCAGAAGACTCATCAAATCTAAAGTATCTGCAAGCAAACCCATCCGTCGAGGACAGGAATGTAGACGGAGTTCAGGTCACCGAGGAGTTTACTGCAGACACTATAACGCTAGGCGACGAGCCTACCTCTTCTGCTGGCAACGGAGCTAGTGCAGGCGGGTCTAACGGCACTACTACCACCAGTACTACTAGGGATGCAACGCCTGAAGACGCCACCCCAGCGCCTATTACACCCACATCATCTTCTTCTACCAAGAAGAAAGCAACAAAGAAATACGGATACTAATGCCTATAGATAACGTAACAGACGTACAGCCATTTGCTGGATCTGATCCAGAGGTTGACACTATCCTTTACTTCACGGACGATACAAATGAGCCTAAAAAGCTTAACGTGAGAAGAGCTATAGAGGGTGATGACAATTACTCTGGTAATGCTCTGGGGTATGGGTCGGGAGAAGACATGAAGGATTTTATAACTGCATGTCCTAAGTCCCCGTTAAAAGAGATAAAGTTTGATTTTGAATATGACCCGCTTATATCTCAGTCCAACTTCAAGGCTTCTGACGGTATGGTGTTTTCGTATCAAAACATATACAGAGACAACACGGTTTCAGCGCCTGCTGTCTTTTCTGCTGTTGCGTATCCAGAGGAGATACAGTTTTTGGGGTCTCAAGACATAGAGACAGCAAACATACCCAATAGATGCCTCTTGTACATCCCTAGGCCTTCCCTTGAGATATACAAAATAAGGATTCTATTTAGGGAGGGTGACAACGGGGTTATGAAGATAATAGATGAGATATCTGTAGACAATCCTGACTCGCCTTCTTTTGATCCCGCTGACGTAGGTAGTCCTTTTGTAGGCACTTATTCATTCCTTAACGACAGAGTCTTTGCTGTGCTTCCTCAGTCAGAGGCAACTAAGTCTTTTGACAGGGTTCCTCAAAAAGCCAAGTCTTTGGCTGTGGCGGACAACAGGATGCTGTATGCAAACTACGAAGAAGGATTCGACACTTTTTCTATTAAGACAGAAGCCACGGTTATATACAAGGACAAGCCTGCTGATCTCTTTGATTTTGGAATCAAAGCAGTGCCCAGTATGGTGGTTAATGAAAGCGGAAGCAATATAGCCTTTAGCACAAAAGCTGTAACAAAAAACTCTGGCTTCTATCTTGACGTGACAGGCCTTCCAGATGAAATTGCGCCTGGAGAGTTTTCCGTTAAAATCATAGTAAACCCTCAAAGAAACTTTCACGCCTACAACGCCGCAGTTCCATTTAACAGCAATGAAAAGTCAGTGCATGGGTCTCTTGAAAGAGACGCTGGACACCTTGCTGGTAGCGGTATGTTTGACAACGGTGACTTAACGGGCCTCTCTCAGGTTCCAGGAGGCCCTTCCAATGTACTTTCTAACATCACAAACTCTTTCGGGGTCGGGGTTCAGGGGGGGGAGGATAACCTTGTCTCTGGCACTTGGAATAGCGGTAGCCCAAACGCGGCACAAGATCTTCGCGTAGGATCAACTCCATTTGCGCCCGTAATAATAAAGGGTGACCAGCTTGTCTTTGAGGTTCAGTTTATTCTTAATAGCGCTACCTCCAAAGAAACAGTTTCTAATATTATAGCCAACACGCTTTGTGGGTTAACCCAATCTAGTAATGTGACGTTTGGAGCTGGCAATGAAAGGATTGCAGAGCTTAATATAAACCTAGGTCTAAACGAAGGCCAAGAGATATTTCAAAATGAATCCTTGGCTGATCTTATCTGTTGTGTGCATGGCGCCCAAACCGATCCCCCAGACGGGTTCTTCATCATAAACAAAGCTAAGGCTAGGTTTGCATGCGAAAAAGACAGTGGTAACTTTGACCCCAACGGGGGCACCAACTATGTAGACAGAGTTAAGATATGTATGTCTGAGCTTTATGTCAACGATGTAAAGACTTGCCTCCCTATACCACAAGTTGGTTTTTCTCCTATGGTGAGGCCAAACGGAAGCAATTCTCCTTGGACAAAAGAAGTTTTAAACGATGAAGGGATTCAGAGGCTTAGATGGCCCAACGTAAAAAGCATTGATAACTCTCAGACTCTTGGAGGACAGGTCACCGATGTTATAAAAACAGGAAGCTCCAGCCAAGACGACAGGAATAAAGGGAGATACTTCCCAGCACCTATTGGATCCTGGAAGGTCTATGAGGACCCCAGGGAGGCCAACTTTACCGATGCCGATTGGGGTGAGGAGGGTTGGACCTGCCAGCTTTCTGAATTCGTGTCTTCATTTATTGAAAACTTTGAGGAGAATCTAGTTGACATTGGGTATGAATACAACACAGGTTCCAACCTAGACGCCCTTAAAGAGCCTATCAGCGGAAAACCCAGTGATGTTTTCGGCACTATGTCTAGCAAGTGGGACGGCAAGATAGGTGGGTTTAATGAAGAATATCTTGAAATAGATGGAACCCCTAGCGGGGGCACTTACTTACGAGATTTTTACGAAAACTTTGTGGCTTCTGGTGTTACAAATGCAGACGAACAAAACAACAGGTTTTCCCTTGTCGATGGTCAATGCGGTCCAGGCGGCATGCAAGGCGAGCTTCAAGCTAGGGCTGTAAAGGTTCAAGATGTAACAGCTGTTTTCAATGGGGCTAGGACTGATCTTAACTTTATTGGATTGCAAGCTTGCCGACTAACAAATATGGTTGGAGGAAGTGCTAACGCTATGAATACTAGCGGCAGTGTTTTTGCAGAAACGCTTTTGGGGAGGGTAGTAAACATGCCGTTTATGGAGGGGGATTCTCTCAATGACCACAGCGGCGATGGCGGAGGCACAGTGTTCGATTCTTTCGTAATCGAAAAAAGAGCTGCCGTAGTAGAAGATATTGACAATTCGTCGGGTGGCAACTCTTCTGCAACTATCGTAAGCCTAAAGTACAAAGCCACACCTACTGAAGATGGATCATCAGAGGCCTACATACCAAACTCTACAGGCGCTGGAACTTTTAACATACTGCCTACCGTATCTAATTTCCAAGGTCTCGATAGTGGCGGGAATATAGGGTCATTTAAGACAAATGCCCTTCACAACTTTGGGGTAGTCTACTATGACGAAAGGGGTAGGAGATCAGGCGTAGTACCTATAGACCCCGTGTTTGTAAAAGGATACTCTGATCTAGACAGACCTTCTCAGTCTCAAAAAGGGGGTGTATCTGTTAAGATAAAGATAACTAGCCAGGCCCCTTCGTGGGCCACAGACTACAGGATAGTATATGGGGGGAACAGTACTGTAGAGCGTTTTACGCAATACTCTGTAGACGGAGCCTTTGCTAAGAAAAATGCTGACCCCGACGACAACAAGTTTTTCTTGTCTTTGAACTACTTGCAAAAGACTGATATATCTTACGCGACAGCTGGGGGGGCTAAAAACCAAGAAGACCTTACAGGGGACCTTTACAGGTTTACCCCAGGTGATAAAATTAGAGTGATAAGCTACTACGATTTCAACAACACTGGCATTATATACGCTTCAAGTGAAGAGGTGTTTGACGTGACGGAGGTTGTTACTCTTGATGAAGACATGCAGAACCATCCTTTTGCAGACACATCTATTGATGAGGGGAGTGTAGATACTTACGTGTACGACGGCGATAAAGTATCTACTGTTACGAGAAAACAAAATCAGATAAATCCTTCTGTTTCAAACAATAGAGGGAGGCTTAACGGCCAGTTCTTGGTAGTGAAGAACAATCTAAATTCTGATCTTTTTGGCTTATCTGACTTTAGCATAAACGCAGGCCTAGCAGCTAAGACAAATGCAAACTGGGAGAGGCGATGCGTGGTAGAGATCTTTACTCCTAAAAAGGGCGGTGATGAAGACCTCACTACTTATTACGAGCTGGGCTATGATGGTACAAATGATAATTTCTCAAATACTTACGGGGGTCAGTGCAAACCACTAAGTGGAGAAAATGTACACTTCCCAAACATAATAACCATAGAGAAGGGAGACGTGTTCTACAGGCAGGTGCCAGTAAACCTTCAAAAGTTTACAGGCGGGAACTTTGCAAGCCTTATCTCTAGCTCTGCTGGAGAAGACACCTCTGGATCTAACTTTTTGCCTGTATCGCTTGAGACAAACTCTGTAATTGATTACCACGCCTCTTCTTCAAAAGGATACGGAAGGCCTTGCTTCGTGATACCCAATGAAAGAAAGACTAGGAATGAAACGTCTATAACGTTCTCGGAGAGGACCCTCACGAACATCTTTGACAACAACTTCTCGTCCTTCCCTCTGTCTATGAACTTTAAGGACTTACCCATAGAAAATGGGGCTATAGACTACATAGTGCCAAGGGGGAACAAGCTTACAGTGCTTCAGAGAAAGAAAGTTTCTGATGTGCTTTTGGGTAGGGATGTGCTTAGCACCGCTTCAGGGCAAGAAAGTGTAAGTGTTTCAAACAAAGTTTTGGGCGCTGCTAGCTTCTACCCTATAGACTACGGGAGCTCTGGATCTCCATCATCGGTAGTTGTTGAGGATGACGTCATATACTTTGCTGACCTAGATAATCAAAAGATTGTAAAGATTGATCAGAAAGGCCTCGATATTATATCCGAAAGGTCTATGGATAAGTACTTTAAAAATAAAATCTCAGAGTTCTTGTTAACCACACCTATCAACAGAAGGGCTGTAATGGGCTATGACCCTGTAAATGATGAGATGATATTTAGCTTGATGGAATTTAATTCATCTGTTGGAACGCCAAATTTCTTGACAAAAGATCAGCTTATTAACTCTGATTATAATTCTTCTCCAGGAGACACAAGCGACATAAACGTTTCTTTGGCTAGTATAGCTTACTCTCCAGGCGGTGACGGAAGGTGGTCTACTCGATATGACTTCTCATCTACTTGCTACGCGAACGTAAGAAACGAGTTCTTGTCATTTAGATGTACGGGGGTCAATGATTCAACATCTCCAATGGTTTGGATTCATAACGACAAAGAGAATAGAAATTCTTTCTATGGCGCTCCTTGTGTGTCTATGTTTAAGTCTGTGGCCAATGGTTCTGAAACAGACTCACCATCCTTGATAAAAGAGTTTAACGCGATAAGCCTTGAAGCAAATAATGACTGGGATGTAAATCTAAGTACATCTAACGACAGGTCACAGGTTAAACAATTTACTGATTACGAAGGAGTTAAGTACGCTAGTATTCCCAGATCTACTGCGTCAAGAAGCGGAAACAGCTCTCAGTTCTTTTCTCTTGGAACTGTGTCGCCTTCTAGCCTTATTGATCAGCTTTCAGGCATCGGGCTCGCTAACGAGGCCACAATAACTCTTGATAAGGAGATAAAGCATTTTGTCCCCGTGGGTGATGAAGTTGAGATTTTCTATATAAGAGATCAGGGTGATCGATCTTTTCCCCTTTTCTTTTCTACTAAGGCAGTAGTTACTAAAATAGAAGGCAAATCTATTACTATTAAGAAGATTCAGGGGCTTTCCATTGGCCCAGGTACCGTAGACCCACAGGCAACATCGCAGGACTCCGACGATTCATTAGATCTCTTTGTACAAGCCGATTCACTTATATACGGTGACCAGCTAAGAGATTCATACGCTACCGTAACTTGCGTTACAGATACACAGGACAAAGCAGAGCTTTATGCTGTAAACCTTGAGTACACACAAAGTAAGCTTGACCCGACTACCTAATATTTACTATTTTTACAACATGGACTTCATTGATATAATAATAAGGCTTTTGACCCCCATGGAGGGCGTTGACTATGCCATCGCGCCTCTTTTGCTAGCTGCTCTTACTGCAGCACCAGGAATCATCTCTGGGGTTAGCGCAGCCAACGCAGCTGGCGATCAGGCTAGGAGAGCCATGGACAGGGCCGAAAAGGATAGAACTAGGGCCTCTAATGATCTTGAAAGACTAAAGAGCGGAGTTCTTGAGTTCGAGCCAGAGAAGTTTAAGTTCTCAGAGAAGAACCTTGAGGCATACGATATAGCTCAGAGCAGAGCGCCAGAGATGGCTGCACAGAGGGCCTTAGAGCAGTCATTAGCTACTAGCGCTAATGCAGCCTCTGTAGACCCTAGGCTGGCAGCTATGACGGCCCAAAGCACAGCAGGCAACGTTGCAAACTTAGCTCAACAACAATCCATAGCCTCTCTGGGCAGAAGGCAGAGCGCTGCGTCTACTCTTGGGGCAGTACAGGATGCTACCTCAGACGCAAACGTAAGGGCTAGACAGACGCAGATGGATACAGAGGTTGCTAGGGCCCAGGGGCAGTTTGATGCTGCCAGAAGCGCCCGTAGAGCCGCTCAGGACGCAAAGCAAGAAGCCAGAAGACAGCGCAACCAAGCCTTTATTCAGGGGGGCGCAAATATTATTAACACGGGGTTAGAAATGCAGGGGAGAGACCCAAGCCTTGGAGGTTTGTTTAAGAGTGACGGTATAAACGTGCAAAATCCTTTTGACTTGAACGCCAATTCGTCTGGATACACTGCCGAAACTGATGCTCAACTTAGCACCAGGCTTGGCCTACAGAACGTAGCAAAAGGCGGCAAGCTTTCCTACGGACACGGAGGTGAGGTAATGGAGACAGAGGGTGAGTTTAACCACAGCACAAACAAAAAGGCTTTAGTAGACGAAGAGTCTGGAGTCAAAGAAGCAGAGCTCACTGGAGGTGAGTTGGTGTTCAACCCAGACCAAACACAAATGATGGAAGAACTTATCAGCTCTGGAGACTCCAAGAGACTTATGTCGTTCCTTAAGGACCTGATGAGCCAACCTCAATTCCAAGCATAATGGCAGAGCTTTATTACGGGGTCCCCGATCAGATTCCAAACTATCAGACGCAAATAGACCAGGGGATGGCCGATTCAAAGGAAGCTTTGGATGCGGCCAGAACTGTTGTAATAAATAGGCGGGAGAAAGACAGGGAGTTCAAGACAAATTTGTACAAAAATGATCTTGGTCAGATGTATGACGGCGACAGAGAGTCTGCTGAAAAGATGCGTCAATACATAGAGTATCAGTATGAGCAGGGGCTTTATAACGATGACCCCAGCAAGTTTGCCAGAATAGTAGCGGACTACAATGCTCAAATTGATATGTTTACTGGGCACTACAATAACACTCATGGCGTAGCGGGCACTGCAGACGGAACAGGCAACACATACCTTGACGTACAACTTAGGCAGCAACAAAACAACTCAGATAAGTTCTGGGGCGAAACAGGCAACAGAGTTGTAGGCAATGAGTTTGATCAAGCTCAAGAGACTTACAATCAACTTAATGCTGGTTTGCAAGGCATGAATGTCGATGAGGCAGGTAACTTCGTAGCTAATGACCCTCTGACTGGCGACACAGTAAGGATTTCTGATTTGGCTAAATACCAGCTCGGAAACTCAGCCTTTATGCCAGACCTCGAAAAGGTAGCTCCTCCGACATTGTATGATGTCGCTAGCGCAGCAGAAACAGCCACGGCTGTTAAGCTAAGAATGCAGACCGTAAAAGAAGACGGAAGTGCTGTCACTGCAGACGAAGCGGCAGGAGCTGAGTTTGACAACCTCATGGGGACAAGAAACGCTCCTGGGTCTGTCATTACAGAGCGTCAAAGAAAGTTTAGAGAGCTTACAATCAGAGACCTAGCGGATCAGGCTGGCCTCGGTCTGTCCGACGAAGAGATAGAAGCCTTTATTACAGGGGATTTGTCTAACCACCCTGACAGGATGGATGAGTTTGCTTTCATGATTAAAAAAGCAAGAGAAACCTTTATAGACGTAAACAGGTTCGGAGGTGAGGATTCTGGATCTAGAAGAGGAGACTCTTCTATCCCAGGTCTTAGTGGTCAAAGCAGAAACATACCTCTAAACGCTGGGGGTCTTCAAATAACAGAAGACTCAGATGCTTCTGGAGACCCAGACGCTAGATCTACTAGGCTAGAAGGAGACACTCTTGATGTTGCAGCTTATCAGCTCGACGAACCTATAGAGGAGAGTGAGACAAATCCTAATGGCGCTTACAGTGTAACGCATATTTCTACAGGCCCAAGGGGAGAGCACATGGTTGAGGTAAATACCATGGTGCCAATGGTGAGAGACATTGAGACGGGTAATCTTAGACCCGCAACTGCAGACGATGCTTCGTCCTCAATCATTGATGTCCCAATACCCGAATACATAGACATTGATGGTGATGACCCCAGGGCAGAGGAAATAAGAAGAAACTTAGAGGCTAGAGGTATAACTGATGAAACTTGGGTCTCTATGGGCCAAGACACAAACAGAAGGCTTCAAGAGGACAACGAAAGAAGAAGAGGAGAAATAGAAAGACAAAACCAACGGGCAGAAGCTACTGACGTACAACCAGACAATAGAATCCCACCTGAGTCTCTTCCTCCAGATCAGCCTACTGACCAGCAGCCTAGGCCACAGCCAGGATCTGATGATCAGACCGCCCCTGCAACGCAAGCCCCATCAACACCTCCTGAAGGGAGTTCTGGAAATGCTTTTAGGGACTTCCTAAACGATCCATTTGGATTCCTTTTTCCAGGGAGCGGGTCCACTGAGGTGCCATCTGAAGAGCGTAGTGAAGGCTCTCCGCTGCCCGAAACAAGTCCAGAGCGTCAAGAACGCACTCAGTCTAGAGACGAGCTTGTTGACAGGTCTGCTGAAGACCTAGCATCTTTGCCGCTTGACACTAGGGCAGAAGTGCAAAGGATTCAAGATGAATACAGAAACAGAACTGGTGTGCTACCATACCCAGTAATAAACACTGATGAAAATGGTCGTCAGTCTGTTGGCTTTGTTGATGACCGAGGTAACCCTCTAGATGACATTACCCTTGAAAATCAAATTGGTGGTCAAGAAATCGAATCTGAACGATTGCCTGAGGGTGAAATAACTGTCGATGAAGCTCAAGAATTACTTCAGCCATGGGAGCAAGAGGTGAGAAGTCAGGGAGGAGGGGTTGCTGTTTTGGCTAAAAACTTTGGAAACCTAAGGCCTAACCCTAATAACCCTCATGCTCTAGGTCAGCTACAAACTGGAACTGGCAAGTATCAAACCTTTGCATCTTATGAAGATGGTCTTAAGGGATTGTTCTGGGACATTAGCGCAAAACAAAGAGGTCGTAGCAGAACCGTAGAAGAAGGGGCATCTATATTTGACCTTATAGACATATACGCTCCATCTGGAGACTCTAACGATCCTCAGGTTTATACTAGAAACCTTCTTAGCTTTGTTAACGAGCAACTTGGAACGTCATACACTCCAGATACTGTGGCTAGCGAAATACCTACAGCCAGCATAGTAGAGGCGATTGCAAGACAAGAAGATATAAGATTGTATCAAAAGGTAAAAGAGAGCGGAGCCTTTGATGTGCTTTTGGCGCAACAAGAGGACGGCCAACCATCTTCAAGAGCATAACATGTCAGACATATACTCTAACCCCCTCAATCAAGGGTCTGCGGCGCAACAAGGTTCTCCGCTACAGCAAGGACCTTCTAACGAGGATCGTAGAAATGAGCTACTAAACCTTTTTCAGACATACGAAAGAGACGGGTATACGGCTCAGCAGATGGTCAACTCTGCTATGATACAGGGATTCGACAGAGACCTTGTCAATGGCGAGATGTACCTCAAGATGGAGGATGCGAAGAAGCAGCAAGAGGAGCAGTACAAGGAGTACCTAAAAAGACTTAGGGAGGCCAAGCAGCAAGAGGTTAATACAAGGGCTCGGATGAATGCTCTTGAGGGATTTGAGCAATCAGACCCTGATGTTGTAACAAGCGCAGACGACAACTTCTCTAGAGCCTCTAAGAACCTAAGACTTCTCAAGCAGGCTAAGGTGGAATTAGAGTCTGGTGACACCCCTGCGGGTGAGGAAAACAGGCAAGAAAGACTTCTTGAGAGCTTAGGATATGATCCTGCTGGATATAGGGCTGCGTTAGATAGATCCCCAGGGATGGCAATAAATCCGATTCAGGACGCCATGCTTAGGTGGTTCTCTGCATCAACAACAGAAAGGACTCCTGAGTTTACCCAGAGCACTCTTGACTCTATAAATTCTGCAATACAGAACGAAGAAAAGAATTTAGCTGCTGCAACTAAAAGGCAGAATGAGATAAACAGGTCTCTTGGGTTTGACACCTCCTTTGATCCTGCATCTAACTTTGACATGAACTTCCTTGAGTCAGAGGTAGAGGAAAGAAGGGGGGTAGAAGAGCAATTCGAAAGGGGGCAGGAGTCTTACAACAACGTAGACTACATACCTCTGGTTACTCCGTTCGTTGGCACGGTTGCTTCTTGGGGGGCTCAAGCGCTTATTGATATATCTACGTATGCTAACGCACTTACTGCTGAGAACAAAGGCTTCAATAGGTTTTTAGAAAGGGCAAATGCTAATGTTCAGGGCTTTAATCAGCAGATGAGCAAAGACATAGGCGTAAATGACAACAATCAACAAAGGGATGTGACTGAAGTCCTTTGGGATGAAAGTGAAGGTGTGGGGCAGAAGATTCTTAAGGTGTCTGATTTTGCAATAAAGTTGTTTCCAGAGGCGGTTGCTCAAATCTACACTTTGGGTGGCGCAGGGCTGGCTAAATCTGGAGCAAAAGGAGTGGCTAAGTATTTAACCAAGTCTAACGTCTACCTGGCAAGTCTTGGTCTTAAAAGCGCAGGTTCGTTTAGAAGGCAGCTAGATGAAAGAGACGACCTAACAAGTACAGAAAAAAACCTTATGGCCACCATGGTCGGCGGGTCCGAGCTGGCGCTTGCTAGGATTTTTAGATCGGGTGAACAGTTAGCTGGAAGAGCTTTTATGAGCGCACCCAAGAGGGTTTCTGAGGCTGCAATGAAATCTAAAAATGCAGCTCTTAAAAACATAGACTACGGAAGGGTGGGATGGGGAGAGGTCGGCAAGTCCACACTTGTTGAGGGATTTGAAGAAGGCATTCAGTCTGTTATACAGGAGAACATAGAGAACGTATATGACTTTGCTAACGGTGTAAAGCCTAAAAAAGAAGTCAACTTTTACGCCATTGCTGACGGATTCCTTGGTGGCCTTATGATGGGCGGGGCGATGTCGTCTATTGGAAAGCTCTCTAGCAACCTGGGTCATTCTAAGGTCAAGGAGAGCATTGAGATGCAGAAGCAGGTCGTAAAGGCTATTGAATCTCAAATAGACTCCGTAACCAACCCTGAAGAAAGATCAAGGCTTAGAAGCACTCTTCTGCAAGAGCAAGACAGACTGTTTAGGTTGCACTCTATTGGAAATGCTTTTTACGACAGACTTGAAGAAGGCGACAAGAAGACAATTCTAAATCTCAATCAGAAGCTTTCTGATATCAGAGATCAGATCCAATCATCTAAAGGGAAAGAAAAGGACGCCTTGGTTGCTCAGTTTGAGTCTCTCTACGCAGAGAAGTCAGCTATAGAGTCAAAGGTCATAAAAGAAAGCGAGCTTGCCGAGTTGTCCAAGGATAGGCCTTCCACCAATCAGCTGATGGGGCTGATAGAAGAAAGCGCCGAGGCCGTACAGGTTAGTAGAGAGCAAGAGGCAGAGCTAGAGAAAGTAAGCAAGGAGGATGATGACGCAGTCGGGTTCTCTAATCAAGACGTAGCGGATCAGGTGTACAGCCTTTTGGACTCTGCTAAGACGGCAAGAGAGAGAGGCGATGTAACTACATACGGTAAGCTAAGGCAGCAGGCCAGAAGAATAGCCAACGCTTCTGGTATTGACGGCATGGATTTCGTCAACCTGCTGGACCAGTACGAGAAAGGGAAAAGGATTCCCTTTACAGAAGGTCAGCAAGCAGAGCAAGAGGCAGGCCAGGAGTTTAAGGATGATTCTATTGAGCTGTCATTAAATGCGGGTGAAACGCTTGAGCAGGGTGGTGCAAACACAGCTGTGCCAACGTCTGTAATATCTAAGCTAAACTCTATCGTTAAAGGATTTGCAAAGAGATTTGGGCGGGGCAAGGTAAGGGCTAGATACCACAGGACTCAAGAGAGCCTGTACGCAACTAGCGATCAGATGATGGAGGAAGGGGCTACAGAGCTTCAAAATCCTGAAAACGGTGTAACCTTTGGGTTGTTTGTTCCAGATGGATCGGGAGGCGGAATCTTGCACATAGGCCCTAACTTTGCTCAGCAAGGCCAGGATGTCGTAACAGAGGAGGCTTTGCACTTTGTGTTAGAGCCACTTCTCAGGAAAGATGACGAGGCTAGGGGCAATTTGTTTGACACTCTGCTAGAGATGGCAGGTCTTGAGTTTGTAGGGGGTAAGATGACTCCCATAGAGGGCGCTGAATTTAATGCAGCAGCTAGAGAAGTTGTTCTTAGAAGAGAGCCGTTTTACGATGCTTCCAATCTTGCTGAGTTTGAAGAGGAGATTGTAATGGGGTTTCTTCTTGACTACGCTCAAAGGCCTGCTGTTTACCGCGCTCCAGACAATAGAAACGCACTGCAAAAGTTCATAGACTTTTTGTCCAATATGTTCTCCAGGAACGGAGAGGTTGAGGGCAATACCATAAGCAATGCGGACGATCTTCTTACCCTAGCCGAAAAGGTATCTAGGGGCCTCAAAGGTGAAGAAACAGAGATTATGGGTAGGTATGACGCTGAGGTAGAGGGCACGAGAAGAGCTAAGGGTCAGGCAAAGCTACCCTTTGACTACCTAAAGGACACGGTCGTGTACTACAGAGAGGACTTTTTTGAAAGAGAAGGCAAAGAGGTTAAGCCCAACACAGGGGTGCTGAAATCTATAAAGGTGAAGGACTACTTCCACTTTAGGAACTGGTACAACTACATGACTGCCAATCAAAGAAGACCTGGTAGAATTATAAGGCCTTACTACATAATAGAAAGAGATGGGCAGCAAGTCGGTAAATACATAAAGATTCCTAAACCTAAGGTTGACAGGAACAACAAGCTTGTGTATACTCAAGGGCCTAAGACAAAGAATCAAAGGCAGCTAGAAAGACAGGCCAAGGCCAATGAAATTGCAGGTCTAAAGTCTCAGATAAGCGCCGTCGCTATGTCTTCTCGCACCAGAGAAGAGATGATGGAGAGGACAAAGCCTCTTGAGGAAAAGCTCAACAAGCTTCTTGGAATAGAGACGAACGAGGTTGTTGAGGGCGGCGACTCTGTAAGAGAGATAGACAACGTAGACCCAGCCACCAACGAGGAGCTCAAAGAAGACAAGGGAGTTAGAAGAGCAAAGGGGGAGATAGTTCCGTCAGACGAGGAGATCATTAGTGATTTCATGTCTAGAAGGGAAAAGAATTACGGCACAAAGGCTTCTGACAAGACGCTTGTTTCTAGCAATGTATCAGTAAACGTAGAAGACCTCCCTTATGAAGTAAAGTCTATACCTGATCTTCAGGATGCCCCATGGGTGCTGGTTTCCTATGACGCTTTGGGGGCCGCAACCATGAACATTTACGGAAAAGAATACAAACTAGATTCTGGTGTTGCTGATGTATTTAAGGTGCAGCAAGCAGGAGGAAAACTGTCATTGTCTCACGCAGACAGCTCAAAAAGAAAGGTAAGCCTTACACAGCTTAGATCTCTTAAAGAAAAAGGGCAGACTAGGGTCCATGTATTTGTAAACACAAACAACGCAGCTAACGCCTTTAAAAATCCAAAGCTGTACTCTACAATGGTTAACGCATTGATGGACAGAGTGTTGGATAAAAGAGCTACAGAATCAAAGGGTAGTTTTATTCGTGAAAAAAGTCAGTCAGAAGCTAGACAAATGCTTATAAATGCTCTTACTGAAAAGTATAAAGGGCTATCCAAAACGCCTCTTGAGCTCATAACTAATTCAGCCTACTACAAGTCTTTAGCAGACACGCAGAAAAAATCTGATCTTGGAATTGACCCTAAAACAAACAAGTTTGTTTCTACGAAGGGTCGCACTGCGGATCAAATAAAAAACCTGTATGACATATTGCTTCTAAATCCAGAAGGAATAAATGAAGACCATCAAAAAGATCTTACTAGTTTTGACCTTAGGGAAAAGATGGGCTCAAAACTGAACCTTCTAGATAGGTCTGGAAAAAGAAGACAATATGGTAAAAAACGATCTCATCAGATAGACTTAGGCACATTAAGCGACCTTGAATATCAGGCTATGGCTATAGACCCTAGCTTGAAAGTCACTGACTCAGAAGGTAGAACAACTCCATTTGGAGCTGGTTCTGTTGGATTTGTAATGACAATAAACATTGATGAAGCCCTTTCTGAGGATGGTCAGTTTGAAGACTTTACAAAGGCTTTCCCATATCAGATTGGTGGTCTAGAAGGGATCTACAAGCTAGATAGTCCTGTAAGGGTTGAAAAGCTTCTTGGCATCTCTCCATCTGCTGCTGCTCAGCTCATTATGACTAGAGAGTTTGAGCCAACAACAGACACTGAGGGTCGTGGTCAAGAGTTTATTGAGGGTCAAGAGCAAAAGCTAAGAGAAGAATTTGAGCAAAAAATGGCTCAAGAGAGAGAAAAGGTTGAGGAGATAGGATCTAGAACCATGAGAGCTCGTGGCGTTATAAAAAACAACGTCAAGTCGGATCCGTCTACATGGACGCTTGGTGAGAAGTCTGCTAGTGAAAACTTCTTGAGCCTGTTTAAGCAGAAGATAGTAGACAAGTACCAAGGCATCCTTGACCTTCAATCTGAGATAGAGAAGTCTAGAGGCTTCGCTACAAGGAAAGAAGAGGACTTCCAGATGGCTGAGGAGTTGATGTACGGTAAAGCTGCAGAGGACCTCAAGAAGCTTGAGAAGAGGGTTGATGCAATCACAGAGGTGATGAAAGACGAAGGCCTCACTCAGCAGGATGTATCGGACTTCTTGTATGCCTTGCACGTCAACGAGAGAAACAGGGTTATAGAAGAAAGAAACGGGACTAAGAATGGTAGTGGTCAAACAAACCAGCAGGCCGAACAGACTCTATCTCGCTTGGCACCCAAAAGACAAGCCCTAGACAAGGTAGAGCGATTGGTTAGAGACATCCAGGACAGCACTAGAAAGGCGTACGTAGAAAGCGGCTCGGAGAGTCAAGAGACCATTGATGCTTTTGAAAGCATGTTTGAGTTTTACGTGCCCCTATCTGGATTGGCTAACGACGAATCAGCCGCTACGAGGAGCCCATACCCCACGGCATCAAGCCTTTCTATTACTGACCCCTCAACAAAGAGAGCAACAGGTAGAGAGTCAGAGGCAGAAAACATTCTTGCCCAGATCATATCTCAAAACGCTCAGGCTCACATCAACGGCAGGACCAACGAGGTGATGAATACCTTGTACAACCTTGTTGAGAACAACCCAAACCCTAACGTTTGGAGCATAGTAAAAAATGCAGAAGCTTCTGATGGCCATGTAGTTGGGGTTAGAGTAGATGGAAAGCAGAGATTTATCAGGTTCAGAGACGCTAGCTATGCTGAGACACTTAGAGGGATGGGGGTAGCAAAGACAAACATGTTCTTGAAGGTCTTGTCTGTCCCTAACAACTGGCTCAGGGCATCATTTACAACACTGAACCCAGAATTTATAATCTCTAACTTCTCAAGGGACATACAGTCTGCTATATTCAATGCTGCTGCAGAGGCAGAAATAGAAGGAGGAGTCTTGAACGAACAGGGCATTGTGGCTGACATCATGTCCAACGCTGTACCTTCTCTTAAGGCGCTCCTAAGAGATAGTGTTGGAAAGGACATGCCTCCAGTTATAGGCAAATACTTCCAAGAGTTCAAAGATGATGGCGGTAAAACTGGCTGGGCATACACGAAAAGGCTTCAGGATTATGCGTCCGAAATAGACGAAGCTGTGTCTAAGAACGGAAAGACCCCAGCTCAAAAGATTTTTGGTAAAGCAAAAGACTTTGGTAAGGCGATCGAAGGAATCAATGATGCCTTTGAGAACAGCATAAGGCTGTCAGCATACATCGCCGCAAGGGAGAACGGTGTAAGCAGAGAGAAGGCAGCTCAGTTGGCCAAAAACATCACAGTAAACTTCAACAAGCACGGAGAGTACGGACAGGTGTTGAACTCAGTGTATCTGTTCTTTAACGCATCTGTACAGGGTACAGCTAGAGTTCTTAAGTCTTTAACTACTGGTAAGCCAGCCACAAGGCCAGATGGATCTACAAGAGAGTGGTACCAGAGAATCAACAACGCTCAGAAAATGGCAGCTGGATTAGCATTGTTTAATGCTATGATTACGATGCTTAACAGGGCTTTGTCTGATGAGGACGAGGATGGTGTTTTGTTCTACGACAAGATTCCAGACTACGTGAAAGAAAGGAATATGATTATGATGTTCGACGGTAAGAACTATATAACCATTCCCATGCCTTATGGATTTAACATCTTTGCCAATGTTGGGTCTGCGTCAGTAGACGTGACTCAGGGAGGCAAGGATGTAGACGAGGCCTTGCTGTTCTTGTCTAGTTCGTTTATGAGTTCTTTCGTTCCAGTATCCTTTGGGCAGTCTAGAGACCTATATACCTACGCAACGAAGGCATTAACACCCACAGCCTTCAAGCCTATAATTGAGATAAACAACAACGAAACTCACTTTGGAGGACAGGTATTTATGGAGCAGCTCCCCTACGGGACCCCAAAGCCAGAGTCAAGTATGTCTTTCAAATCACCTGATCAACTGAGAAGCCTTGCATCTTGGGTCAATCAGGTAACTGGAGGCAGCGAAGAGCGTCCTGGAGCTATAGACGTAAATCCAGACAAGGCTTGGCACTTCTTTGAATACTTCTTGGGAGGAGCAGGACAGTTTGTTAAGAGGAGCGGAGAAACTGCATTTAAGATAGTTAGAAAAGAAACCGATACGCCTGATCTTGAGTTGGCATTTAACGATATTCCTCTACTTAGGAAGATATATGGTGAGCCATCTAAGTTCTATGACTTTCAGGAGTTTAAGGATAACGGAGTCACAGTAAAGCAGCTTGCTAGGGAGATGAAAAACAGGGACTCAAGGAGGTCCGAGAAGGGCTACTACTCTGGCATTGCCAAACTTGATGAGCTGTTAAACGCTTATAATCAACAACTTAAGCAGTTAAGAAAGAGAAGAAGACAGGCTGAGAAGATAGAAGGATTCCCAGAGAGGACAGCTAGGATTCAAGAGCTTAGAGATAAAGAGAGAAAAATAATCATGAAATTCAACCAAACTTATGAAAGACTCAGGGGGCAAAAAGATTAAAGACACCAAGCTTGGAGCTTGGCTTAAGTCAAAGGCACCAAACGTGCTGACAATTATGGGGGACGCTCTACCAGACAAAGGGGCATTGGGTATTGTTAAGAATCTACTTGGCAATGAGCCTGATGTAGACCCTGCAGAGGCGCAAGCCATGATCGACGCAGAGGTAAGGTTTCAGGAAAACGTAACGGAGCGCTGGAAGGCTGATATGGGTAGCGATGTAAAGCTCGCAAAGCTTATCAGACCAGTGACTTTGATCGCTCTTATGAGCATGTTTATGTTGACCATGGTGGCTGATAGCATGGACAACTGGCCATTTAACGTCAAGGATTCCTATGTATCTTTGCTTGAGATACTTATGTTAACCGCCTTCGGTGCATATTTCGCTGGTAGAACCATAGAGAAATCAAAGAAATGAGAGGTTTGTTGTTGATGCTATTGCCACTGTTTGCTACAGCGCAGACAGGTTGGGTAAACGTAGAGTTCCAGGCCGACGCCTATGGGGGCGAGAGCACATGGGAAATCTACATGGTGGGTAGTGACAGCGTGTACGCTGCTGCTGGGCCCTTCGTCAACGCATCATACAACGAACAACTCGTAGTGCTTCCTGTTGGGGAGTACAACCTCGTGGTAAGCGATCAGTTTGGTGACGGCATCTGCTGTGAGTTTGGAGAGGGGTGGTTTGGCATAGAGAATACGTGTGGTGTCAGTGCATTTGTGTATGACTTTGCTCAGGCTCAGATTACTATTCCGTTCGAAGTACTACCTTGCCCTCCACCCCTTGTAGACTGTATGGACTCAGAAGCCAACAACTACAACCCTGAAGCATATTTTGATGGAGAAAACTGCCAGTACGATGTGACATTTAGGCTGGATCTTAATGGACCGCATCCGCCTGAGATAGACATACCCGAAGTAAACGGTACATGGAACGCATGGTGCGGCAGTTGTTCTCAGATGACCGATGATGACGGTGATGGGGTGTGGGAGCTTACCGCTTCCATACAGCAGGGTAGCTACCTATGGAAGTTCTCTGCAGACGAATGGGAGGTTCAGGAACAACCAGTAGGTGTTCTTGAGTCTCCTTGTTTTTTGTTCGATGAGTTTGGATATGTAAACAGAAACCTCGTAGTTGATGGTCCTGTGTCGCTACCTCCTTTCTGTTGGGAGAGCTGCCTGCCTTGTGGGGCTGTGCCAGGATGCGTCAACCCTAACGCAAGCAACTGGAACCCCTGGGCTAACTTCGACAACGGCTCTTGCGCAGGCTTAGGGGCTGAGTGCGAGCCATGGGAGACAGAGATAGTCACTACCCTCATCCTCGACAACTACCCATCAGAGACGAGCTTCACCATACAGAACGTCACCTCTGACGAGCTAGTTATAGACCTGTCTGTAGGCCAGCTATCTGATGACATTGTAGGCGTTCCCCTCCTGTTTGCCACTTGTGCTACTACAGGCGACGAGCTAGAGATTGTCGTTAACGACAGCTACGGCGACGGCATGGGGGCTTCACAGTGGGGTGGTCAGGACGGATACGTTATGGTTGAGGCCTGTGGAGATACACTTTGGTCCCTACCTGTAGCTGACTTTGGATACAGCGTGTCGTCTCAGTTTGCTACTCCTCTATGCTTGGATGTAGATGATGTGGTGGGATGCGGTGACCCAGACTACGTTGAGTACAACCCAGACGCAACCATCTCTGTAGATCTACTGTGTGAGACACTAAAGGTCTATGGGTGCATAGATGACTCTTACTTCAACTACGACTCTCTGGCCAACACAGAGGACGCCATAGACTCTTGCTTCTACACTCTGACTATTACAGATGGGGTGGGAGACGGATGGTTTGGCAGCTGGCTGGGTGTGTACCAAGACGGATGGACTTCACCTCAGTACAAGATGGGGCCTAACGATGGTAACGATGAGTCCTTTGATGTTTACCTGTCGTCCGAGGAAGAGATTGAGATTTACTTCTTTACGACTCCTCAGTCACAGAACCAAGTGGAGCAGTGTGGATTCATGCTGATGGGGCCTACAGGGGACACGCTAATCGACGTGGCTCAGTGGAGCATGGTACCATACCCTAACACCTACTCAGTGACTCCGTACTGCGGCAATACGTGCGAACCATTTGTCCCTGGATGTACAGACGAAGCGGCTCAGAACTACAGCAGCGTGGCGAACATTGATGATAGTGAATGCTACTACGCAGCGGGCTGCACACAGGCTGGGTACCTTGAGTACTACGAGCAAGGCTTTGAGGCTGACTACGATGACGGTTCATGCGTTACGCTGGCTCTGTTCGGATGCACTGATCCTGAAGCACTTAACTACGACCCAGAGGCTAACGTAGACATTGACTCCTGCATCCCTGTGATCGAGGGCTGCCTAGACATCGACGCCTACAACTACAACGAAGAGGCCAACACAGATGCTGACGACTGCGTGTATGACGCTGGCTGTGTAACGGGTGCTGGATCACCATACTGGGCCAACGACTACTGCTACTCATGGGTGATTGAGGTAGACCCCTACTGCTGTGAGGTGGGATGGGATGCGTACTGCATAAACCTGTACGAGTACTGCGGTGACGGGGTGACCAACGTAACGATCCTAGACAACACCATCTGCGAGGTGAACCCCAACCCAACCAGAGATATAGTAAGGATTCAGTCCCCTGCAGGAGCTGTTGCAACAGTATACAACTCACTGGGTCAGAAGGTAATAGACCCCACAAAGGACAAGGTGATAAGCCTAGGTGACTTGCCTGACGGAGCATATATGTTCGTGATAGACTACGAGAACAGAAGAGTCAAAAAGAAAATCATCAAGCAATGAGATATGTAGCAACATTACTGCTTCTTCTTGTCAGCGTCAGCGCATCAGGACAGGCAGTAAAGAAGGCCCTGAAGTTCGCTACATTCTACACAGCGTTCAGCGGAGGCAACTCTATATCAGATCAAGAGGTGTTTTCTGTGGGCAACGGGCTACAGACAGACGTACTCAAGACACCATTCGACTACTCGTTCACTGCTGGGGTGCGTAAGATCGCTCGCTTTGGATACGAGAACAGGGCCAACACCTTCTACAACGGCACGGAAAAGTCCTACGGGGATGCTGCCACGATAGGTAAGGTGAAAGGATTTGAGTTCTTGTTCGAGGGTGACTACCGTAGACAGCAGGGAATCAACTACTTAGACCAAGACCACTTCTTGCGGTACGTGGGTGAGCGATGGATCACCAAGGTAGAGTACCTTCAGGACGGGTTTGCGGACGTGAGCTACTTCGAGGGTTCGCAGAGGGTGAGAGCCAACCTAGGTAAGCTGTCATTGAATGCGGGCATCATGCAGCGCCTCTCAGAGCCATACGGGTACGATCCTTTGAACGAATGGGTTCTGGACAACAACCAGCTCCACTTTACCTCTTTGGCGCTACAGGAGGGCTATAATATAGACGTCAACACAGGGGAGTTCTTCAGCCCTCAGGGTGAGCTTGTGGCTAGCAGTTACGAAGTGTGGGAGGAAGTAGTTGTGCCTCAGGTACTTGACGACTACGTAAACAAAAAAAGAGGTGAGCTTCCCGATCAATGGGTGCATTCATTCGTTGTAGGGTTTGACTACTACCACTTCACAAAGGACTTCTGGGTGCACAGCTGGGGCAACCTGATCCCCTACCACGTAGACACAGACGGGGAATACTCTTACCACCGTTTCGTAAAGAGCGACCAATGGATGGATTATTCTGGAGGCCTTATCTTTGGTAAAAGATTCAATAGGAGTTTTGGCGTGTTTGCTGAGGGCAAGTACCACAAGTACTGGGACCGATCATGGCACGACTTCTCTATTGGCATTAACTACGTAATAATCTGACATGGCTCAGCAAATTGGGGAGGACACTAAGGTCACACTAGACCTAAAGACTATAGGGATGGCGGTAACAGGGCTAGGTGTCTTGATAAGCATGTGGTTTGCTTTGCAGGCCGACATCGCAGAGGCGAAAGAACTGCCTGAGCCCTTGGCCCCAGAGATTACACGCATGGAGTTTGACATGAAGGACCAGCTAGTCCGTCAGACAATCATGACTACCCAAGAGGACGTAACTGAGATTAAAGAGGACATGAAGAGGATCGAAGAAAAAATAGACCAACTAAAATGAAAAATGAAAGTAATACTAACCCTGTTTGTATTCTCTGCATTCTTCTTGGTGGCCACCTATGCGGGGGTTGCTGAAGAGAAAGAAGCCTGCAGTTCGGGTATATGCGTGATTGAGTTTAACGCTTCGTTTAACTCACAGAATAGTGTACCATGGATCGAAAAGCTTAGTGACTGTGAGACTAGTCGTGTAGACATAGCCACCTCTCCAGACCTACAAAAAGAGCACAAGATTGTAGTTGTCCCAACCATTGTTGTATTCAACGAAGGAGAAGAGGTCAAGAGGTTTCAAGCCAACATCATGATGACGATGGAGGCGACCAAGGGTGACGTTCAGGAAGCGATCGACGAGGTCCTGATGAGCGACTTTTAACGGAAGACCGTTATATGCCCCTGCATACTGACAACCTTGGTTGACCTGTAGGTAGTCCCCCTGATCGTCCAGAGGTAAACACCGTCAGGCACATAGGAAAGGCCTCCCTCACCCATCCACTTGTCACGGGGGTCATAGCTTTCCCACACTACAACACCCCATCGGTTGTAGACCTTGCATTCCCATCTCCACCAGCAGTCAGGCTTTGTAACGGGCCTCCATGTGTCGTTCACGTAGTCACCGTTAGGCGTAAAGACGTTGGATACGTATATACACGGGTCCTTGCAGTCGTCTATGTTGGGTGGCTCAGGTGGTGGAGGTCCAGAAGTATCGGTAGTGTCTGTTGTTTCTACGGGCTCCCAAGGCTGTGGCTCGTTAGGTACGGGAGGAGGAGGCGGTCCACAGTTAGCCTCCATAGAAAACTCTAGCCAGCTGTTAGGTATGTCTTCGTCTGGGTAGTCGCAACCTGCAATACCTGCGGAGCTACCGTCTAGAGTCTCACTATCGTTGATCTGCCACACCGTAATAACCATGCAGTCCTGCATGAAGATACCCTCCTCAAGCGCTTGCTCCCAGCACTGTAGGGTACCACTTCCAGCCAGCGGGGTGTCCTCAACTATGTTGAAGGCTATCGTATCTCCAGCCTGATAGATGTTGTCGGGACCCTGTCCTATCTCAAAGCCAGGGAAGTCCAGAGGGTAGAGCAACAACATCCAGTCTTGATCCCCAAAGCAAGGCCAAGGACTCTCGTCCTGGGGAGGGTTGAACCCCAGGGCTAGGATGAACTCTCCGATGCTGTCAGACTCAGTGCAGCAAGCACCTCCGTTCACAACCATCATGATGTCCGTGGAGATAGGATCGAATCCTAGTATCTCTATATCACACTGCCCGTAGCTGAGCAGAGGTATGAGGAAGAAGATAAGTTTTTTCATTCCTTGGGGCATGGACCAGTACTTGCCAACATGAGCAGCAGGTCTTGGATGTTTACAACATTGTCATCGTTGGGATCGGTGTAGCAGGCACCAATGCAGCCTATGTCTACGAGCAACTCTAGCACATCTGTATTACCAATGTATCCGTCACCGTTGTAGTCCATGTTGCACTGAGACAGTGAGTTACAGAACTCGAACTGAATTACATCAAACTGCAATCCAAAGCCCGTGTCAACCAATGTATCAAGCCCAACCGTAGCAAGGACTCCATCGCCACCTATATCGCACACGCCGTCATTATCCCAGTCTACAGTGCAGAAACCGTCTCCTGCAGTATCCTCTATCTCAAACACATAGCAGTCATTGAATATACAAGCTGTATAGTAGAAGGTCTCGTTGCTGTTGGTTCCGTAGCCACCGTCAGACAGTACAATCTCCCCCTCTCCATCTCGCAGCTCCCAAGACGTCTCGTTGCCAAAAACATCAGGCGTCACCCACACCTCCATGAAATCTCCTTCTGTAACGTCCAAGGGCCACCAAGAGGCATCATTGTCTGGGAACTGGTCAAGGCTAGAGATTGTCTGGATGGTAAACTCGTCAGCACCCTCTACGTATACTGCCTCAAAAAACACCTGAGTAGATCCAGGCGGTAGGTCATACAGAGTGATCACCTCCTGAGGCCCATTACAAAACATCTCTACATCTACAAAAGGAATAAGCTGAGTCCCCTGATTGATAACATCAACCCAGATGTCTTGGTATGGGTCACACCACTCTTGTTGGTAGTAGGCGGCTCCTGCTGTTACGTCGTAGTCTACGACAGGCACACACGCTAGGTTGTCTACAAGTCCTTGTCTACTGCCCTGCAGCATCTCGTGCATGCGCTCAGCCTGACCCACGGTAAAGGCATCCTTGCACGTTTCAGAACTGTAGTCCATGAAGTTGTTTACGAGGGCGTCTGGGCACACACCACCGTCGCACTGGGCTGTGGAGTTAGAGGTAGTGGTAGGGGTGTCACACACCTGATCGCCTTGAGTCTCGCAGTTACTTTCTGAAGTGCACGAGGATGTGTTGGAGAACGTATGCCACAAAGAAAGGTGGTGCCCCACTTCGTGGACTCCTGTAAACCCCAACGTCCTTCCAGGCTTCTGCACCCCTACAGTTCCCGTAGCATTGTACAGGACCACAACCCCATCTCTGCAGTCACCCGTGGGGCCTAGGTATGCAAATCCTTGCACCCCGTTGTTTCCGTCATTACCGTTGATCTCTGAGACTACGTAGTAGTTGATGTACTCGTCAGGGTTCCAGCACCCAGCCGCTGACTTAAGCTGCGTCTGCTCCCACCCTACTGGATCAAGATTTGAGGGGGTGTTGCCTATGCCCCCAGTCACGTAGTCCTCGTTCCAGCTGGCATCGTACCTAGTTATCCCGTTCGTTGGGTTGCCGTCAGGGTCACGCACAGCCATGCAGAACTGAATCTTGCTGTCAGCGAACTCCTCGTTCAGTACATCTACCTGAGAAAGGATTTGTTCATCAGAGATATTGTTTGGCTCACCCGCTCCAGTATGCACAACATGAAACACAATGGGTAGTGTCTGAACCTGTACATCTTCAAGGTTTACATCGGCCCTCTTCTTGAGCCCCATGATCTGTGTCTTGGTGTGCATTTGAATGCACTCCTCCTGACCAAACATCTCATCCAACTGTACAAACCACAGCGTAATGAGGATGAAGTAAATGAACTTAAAGTTGAACATGTATCTCGAATTAGATTAGCATTCAAAGATACGAACAACCGACCAATGCCTTATTATGTATCGCTTTGTTTGGCGATCAACGCATGAGTCCGACAATCAATGTTCCTGATGGGATCAATAAAGTTCTTGTTGCAGTAGTCGTCGATCTCTTTCTGCCTCTCTGGTGTGTTTGTCACGCAGTTATGGGCGGCTTGATACTTAGCGTTCTGCTCAAGAAGTCTATCTATATTCATCTTGATTTGTTTGTGTCGGTTTGTTTTCATGGGGGATCAAAGATAATCAATATCTCTGATCGTAATCCCACACTCGATAGGACAGTAAGGTCTTGATATCGTGCAACTTAAGTATTGTTATGACATCCTGCCTGTCCTTGCGAGTGTACTTTTTTAGGTACGCATCCTTCTTGTTGGTGACGGCTTCGTCCTTTACGTGCTTCTCACAAAAAAGGGCGAGCTCCTCCCTGTCTACTATGGAGAACCCGCCTTCCTCTGGCATATCAAAAGCTATGATTGTAGCCCCGCCGTACATCCATCCTGGATTTCCAGCTACATTTTTAAACTCACACCAGATCTCATCTGGGAGGTTATTACCCTTTACATCTACACCCCATCTGCTACTCTGTCCTGACATGGCCAGCCAGTAGTCTATGTGTTCGTGTCTATCCTCTGTGTGACTAGACTTCGTGACGTTAAGGCCTTTTGCCCTAGCTGCCCTTTGGAATCTAACCTCGGCCATACGGCCCGTGGAGTTACTGTATCTCCTTCGCGCCTGACTGGTGCTCATCTGATGCAGATTTAATCAAGTCCAACTCCTGATAAATTGCCATCTTCACACCCTCTAAAGCC